ATATTCGTGCATGTCCGATATATGAAGAATTCAATGACTATATTGCAAATATCAAGTCAAACGAAAAATAATGTTGTTATATGTTATAATGGAAACCGAAAAAGATTTATTGATGTATTTCCAAACGCGGACAGTCTAAATCCATTCAAACACGCCCTCGAGTTCAAGGCGTTTCAATACATAAAACACTCGAGTATCTTGAATATCGGCGAATCGTATGGTAAAATCGGTTTCCTCTTCGCGACCTAACAATTTTGCTACGAGGTTAACAATAGATGAATATAACACCTTTTCTTGGTCAGATCGAACCTCTTTTTTAATTGGAACTAGTTTCACGCTATCTAATAAAATAAACCGGTCTTGGATACGATACAATGATTTGGTGTTGACCTCTGTATAAATTACGTCAATCTGTTTCAAATAATCAACCTGAACATATAAGTCACGCAACACATTTTCGATAAAGGCGTAATCAACTGACGACTTACTTGATTGAAAAACGGATTCGGTATTTCGATCCATGGTAGTATATAAATCATCCACGACAACAATCGGTTTTTCCACATCGAGTGGAAATGAGATTAATATTCCGCCATTTAGTTCCACAGACGCGACTGCTTCCTTACTTTGTGATGAAAAGCGCGAAACATATTGCGTTATGGTATTCAACATACCAAGATCTTCCTCTTCTTTTTCATCGTCTTCAATATCATAATCCAGCGGTAACGACGTATATCCATTGGGGGTTTGTTCTTCGCCAAATACATCACTAAACTGTTTTAATTCGGAATTTGGTGTTTTAACTGACGATGTTTCGGTAAGGGTGCCGTCACTGCTGCGCATATAAATACGATATCCGATCATTTTGAATGCATCAAAAAATACCCGAGAGTATATTTTCGAGACATCAATGATTTCCGTATTTGGAACGGTTAGATGAATAGTCTGGTTTGTTGATTTTATAGTAGTCATAACCAAGATTTGTTTAGAATATACATACACTATAAATATGGTTTTGAAATGCATTATTTAATCTGTTTTGGAATTAGCAATATCTCCCGTGTCGCTGCGTTTTAACATATGATGTGTATTCGCAATCGGATTGGGTGTTTTGTCCTCATTACTGGACGTAATATATTTCCGAACAATACTTTCTACACAAAGCACTAAATATCCTCCTATCCAGAACCACATATTTCGGATTTGGGTGCCGGTGTAGCCAATCGCCCACCGCATTGCCTCGCAAGGTGGTGCAACCACCATAAACAGCGACACAATAAAACCCCTTATGGTGATGGGTGTGCAGAACCGCGGATATATATTCGCGGCAATATAATGTATAATTATAAAAGCGCTGTAAACAATGGCGCCACTTGTAATAAATGGTATAATATGTTCCAACATGATTGATAGTGTTATTTTGAATACAACAACACAATCAATTTTACACCTAGGCTTTGTTCCATCTTTTCTCCCATTCGTTCAAGACATTTATCGACACTTCGGGAAGTAATGCGTGAGATTCCCAAAAATATCTGCAAAATGCCCATTGAAATGAAAAGTCGGTAGATGAATATTCCGAATATGTGGTTTCCAAATCGCGTTTTATATGAGGAGCCAACAGTGCGTGACTCGACGGAGGTAACACATATGCGAGTTGAACACTATCTGAGAATGGTTCATTGTCGACATCACGGTCATTAATGAGTTCACATGCAGAAGTCGGCACAACTTTCACGAGGTCGGCGAGCAGGGGTGGGTAATGATATTGATATCTCCATTTCCAGTGAGGACAATCCATCGTGTAATAACGAAACACCCATTCTAAACCCTCCAAATAATTCATACATACGTCTTTCACATTATGTTCAGATGGAAACAGTGAAGTATAATACCGTTTTTCCCACGACCGATGTTTCGGTGAGATATACATTTCTTCTGCGCGATAAATAACGGGAACACTTTGCACTGTAAAATCGCGGTCATCATTACTTCCAGCGAGCCACTTTTTACGCCCCCATTTATCTCGTAACTCATATTCGCATAATATACGCTCATGTTCGTGTTTTGAGAGTTCTTTGATATACAGAGTAACCCATTTCCATTCAATCACCATTTGCTCATTGATAAAAAAACGGTCTTTGTATTTTCCAATTACATTTCGGTAGGTGGTCAATAGAGTGTCTATACCAGTAGTTCGAATATTGAGTGATGGGAAATGTGGGAGGAAATCATTCCCGAGAAAGAAACACATGAAGATGTAATCATATAGTCGGTGGACATCGCTACTTTCACAATGCATTTCCGAGAGAATTGCCTTGGAAAATGCGAGGATATCGAGAAACAAATACTCATCTGCCTCACCTGAGTCTGACGGAATCAAGTGCTTCCCGAATTCGGGACGTTCTCTAAAAATGTAAATATTTTGGACGAGCTTACAATGAAACACGGAAAGCATAATCAGATCCGAATCTAGTCCATATACAGCGATACTGTCTTTAGGTGTGATGGAATGAGAATTACGTATATACCGAAACATCTTGTGTTCTCCTTCACCGCACTCATCGGTTCCGGAGACAATAATCTCCTTCACATTGTAATGTTTTTCCAGTCCACCAAACGATATCGTAATCTGTTTAGTCAACTTCTGCATAAAACCCGTTCCAGGTGTGATGTTTGAAGTGCTCCACGAGTCACTATTAGAGACAGTTTTTGTAATAATTGAATTCATCTTGGAAAGGGTGCTTCCTTTATAGCGACGTGTTCGCTGTTGTTCCATTTTAGCTAGAGGCGCAACTCCATCAAATGCGATATATACGAGCTTAGTTGGCTTAATGTATCCAATATAACTACTAATTTTCTTAATCACATTTCGAATTAACGTATTTTCCATATCAGACGTAACATAGGTTGCCCCATCGCGCTGCTCCTCCATTTTACGAAATTCATCATAAATAATCGAATTACAGTCCATTAGTAGATATTGAACCAAAACACCATTTATATTCGGTATCTGACTATATTTACGAATAATATTCGAATAATTCTTAATAATATGTGAAAAATAGCTTGGTATTCCCATAATGGATAGATAATAGAACATATAATCAACTGTCTATATCGATTTAGTTATTTATCTGGGGGAATTTTAAATATATACGTAAATTATATATTTGAGGAATGGTCAAAACCAAAATTATCCCATCTAAGAAGAAACCAACGTCTGTCGTGCCTACAAAGAAAGACGCAATAGATGTTGAAAATATACATGTAGCAGTTGAAACCAAGGATGTTGGTAATCCCGATTTCAACAAGTTTATTAAGAATAAACTGGATACCTTAGTCGATATTATACAAAAAACCTATTTATCACTCGACTTATGTAAACACTACGATGTGTTTAGTAACAGTAGCATTTCTCAATGTGTCGACCATTTACATGAAATATACAATTCTTCGCAAAAAATCTTAGATTCCTTACCATTAAGTGAGAAAGATACCGCCAAGACGATTGAAGATATTCAAAAAATATTTGATAAACTATCCATATTATTTTCAACACACGGAACCGAATCCATGACGGATATCTGCTATGTGGTCTTTGGTGTTAAATACAATCGGTTACATACATATGATGCAGAAAACACTATTATTGCCGACAAGTTGAGCATCCTCGAGAAATACATGATTCCGGTTGGATATAAGAATGTGCCTTGGTCAGATTGCGATAGTGATGTTACAAATGAACCTATCGACAAAATTAATGACTATACCATGAACATTGAACCTCAGGCTCATCTAGAATGTTTTGAGCCATCTACCATGTATTCATCTCTGCATCAATCTGTATATGGTGTCCGAGTATTACTTCGCAATAGCAACGATAAAAAATGCATATGTGTGAATGGTATAATGCGCGATGTCCCGCTACAATATTTACAAGAAAACGTTTTCGTAAAGAAACGTTTGACCAAGATTCGCGAAAAATTAGCAGAGAATACTGAATTAGCTGGTATTGTTGAAAGATGGATAGAAGCACTTTCTTTAAAAGACATTCTGATTTACAGTGTGAACGATTTACAAAAGCAATTTCTCTCAATCATGACTGATGTAAAGTATGTGAAAAACAATCGCGTAGAGGGGATTGTGAAACACTTTTTCGATATGGATCTATCTTCTAGACGTAAAATGCTGATTCATTTGTTTTTATATAATTTGGACAATGAGGTGCAATATATCGCATACATGTTATATGATCTAATCGGGTCTATAGATAACGTAGAAGGTAATGATAATCGTGAGCAAATGATGATATATGATTCTATGCCTTGGAAATTGAAGCAGTATTTCAAGGAAACAATGATTAATACGATAGAATACACACAAGACACCATGTCGAAGTGTGATGATAATAAAATATCTCTTGAACAACAAGTTCTTCTGATGCGTGCTAACGATAAAATTCGTAATCGTGCTATGTTAAAATTAAAGGATGTGAAGGGGAAATCCGACGACCAAGGAAATAAGTCGAAACAATGGCTAGAGGGATTGGTAAGAGTCCCATTTGGTATATATCGTAAAGAGCCTATCCTATGTAAAATGGATTATGTGAATGAAATATTCAAGAAGGCACGTGAGATTGTGGACGTGAATATCGATGTAAAAGACAAGTATACATTATATGAGATTGATCGTGCATCAAACACTATCATGGAATTCATTTCAAATAGCACAATCGACGAATGTGTAAGCAAGGTGTCCAAGATGACAAAGTTACAATTGGTATCCGCTGTGAAACTGTTCGTAAACACATTAACTGATGACCATAAAACAAAGCCCAAGTTGGTATCATTCATCAATGAACAACTAACTTCTGCAAGAACAAACCAGGAATTAACGACCAAGGTTTTCGATATATTGCAAATGATAAATCCAAGCCATCTGAATCTGAATATTTACAACAATGTAAAGACAATCCGCAAAGAAATCGTCGATGTAGAGCAAAAGATGGTCGATATTAATCATTTCTTGGACGAGTCTATATATGGACACACTAAGGCAAAGGAACAAATCTTGAAAATCGTCGGACAGTGGATTAACGGTGAACAAAAGGGTTACTGTTTCGGATTTGAAGGTTCCCCTGGTGTCGGTAAAACATCTCTAGCCAAACGAGGTTTATCCATCTGTTTACAAGATGAAGAGGGTGTTCCAAGACCCATGTCGTTCATCGCTCTAGGTGGTTCTTCTAATGGATCTACCTTGGAGGGTCATAATTACACCTATGTGAACTCTACATGGGGTAAGATAGTAGACGTGTTGATCGAGAGCAAATGCATGAATCCTATCATCTATATTGATGAGCTGGATAAAGTGAGTAAAACTGAACAAGGGCGTGAGATTATTGGTATTCTCACCCATTTAATAGATACAACCCAAAATGATGAATTCCAAGACCGATTTTTCAGCGGTATTCCGTTTGATTTATCCAAGGCATTATTTATCTTTTCTTACAACGACCCCGACCAAATCGATCGTGTGTTACTAGACCGTATTCACCGAATTCGTTTTGATAACTTATCTTGGTCAGACAAGGTTGTTATTGTTGAAAAGTTTATGATTCCTGAGTTAAATGAGAAGATGGGTTTCGAGAACACTGTCGAATTATCCGAGGAGGTCGTGAAGCATGTGATTGAGACATATACAATGGAACCTGGTGTGAGAAAGTTGAAGGAAATATTGTTCGATTTATTCGGTGAGATTAATCTCAAATTATTGAACGTTGATAAAGATATTGAAAGTGATATCGTATTACCTATAAAGGTAACCATCGAGGATTTAGGAACAACCTACCTGAAGAAATACAGAAAGGTGCATGATATGAAGATTCACCGGGAACCATCTGTAGGAACAATAAATGGTATGTGGGCGAATGCCCTTGGAAAAGGTGGAATAATCCCAATTCAGAGCCAGTTTTACCCAGCAGGAGCCTTCTTGGATCTCAAGCTCACTGGTATGCAAGGAGATGTTATGAAAGAGAGTATGACTGTAGCAAAAACACTAGCTTGGTCATTGACTCCTCCGGATAGACAGAAGGAACTTCTCAAAGAGTTCGAAGAAACAAAGAATCATGGTCTCCATATTCACTGTCCAGAAGGAGCAGTGTCCAAGGATGGACCTTCCGCTGGTGGAGCAATCACACTATCATTATACAGTTTATTGAACAATAAGACAATCAACAACACGATATCCATGACGGGTGAAACCAACTTACAAGGTAGAATTACCGCAATTGGTGGACTCGATTCCAAGATATTAGGCAGCATCAAAGCCGGTGTTAAAAAGATCCTATATCCACTTGAAAACCAAACCGATTATGAAGATTTCATTGAAAAATACGGCGCACTGCTAGATTTAACAGAAATGTCGTTTCATCCCGTTGATAATATCCAAGAAGCAATGAAACACGTTTTCGAGTAAAAACGACAATACACAGTTTTAGAGTATTACAATATCTATGATTACTATAATAGATATTGTAGAATGGACCTTAACTTAATAAACATTTTATACATGTTTTTTCGGCTAGCGCCGTTTATTATTGTGAGCTATTTCACATTACAATCACTGTTTAATCAAGACCTAAAAGGTATCATGTATTTAATAGGTTTATTTATTGCGTCATTCGCCACGGTTCTGGTAGCCAGCATACTACCCAATGTGGATGAAGGGGAAAATGCACAACCCCAAAACAAATTCTCTCAGGCAAAATGCTCTCAACTAACTCTTGGTAATGGAGGACCTATATCGAAATTACCCCTTAGTCAAACCGTCTTTGGTTATACCTTGGCGTATTTGTCTTATTTCATCGGTGTAAACAATTTACAAAACCAAAATATTGCTACATACATCCTATTCCCAGTCGTAATTGTTGCTGATATGTTCTGGAGTTCAACCAATCGTTGTTCTGTTCCAAAATATTTGCTCACATCATTGATCATAGGTGGATTAATGGGCGCATTATGGGCAATGGTGGTCGATTCGACAGGAGTGCCGAATCTAGCTTATTTTAGTGGAATTGCGAACAAAGATGTATGCTCCCAACCAACCAAAAGTTTATATAGATGCAGAGCAGTAAATGGTGCGAAGAAACCGATTTAAATTTCAACGGGTATACACTTGACTATTGGAAAATACTATTATGGTGAAAAATAAAACTATATTTACAATCTATAATGGTCAAAGTTGGTATCAACGGTTTTGGTCGAATTGGACGTCTTGTGTTTAGATGTATAGAAGAACGTCGTTTACGTGGGGAAAACATTGAGGTTGTCGCGATAAATGACCCATTCTCCGAGTTAGAATATATGGCGTATCAATTGAAATACGACAGTGTTCACGGTAAAGTTGCATATGAAATAGACACAGATGTTACATCCGATACATTTCTTTGTAATAACAACATTGTGCATAGATTGTCTGAAAAGGATCCTAGCGATTTACCATGGGGTAAACACCAGGTCGATTATGTGGTAGAATCAACTGGTATGTTTACAACAATCGAAAAGGCAAACTTGCATTTGTTAGGTGGAGCAAAAAAGGTCGTAATTTCAGCACCATCCAATGATGCGCCTATGTTTGTAATGGGTGTGAATAACGACAAATATGAAGGTGAAACTATTTTTTCAAATGCATCCTGCACCACAAATTGTCTAGCCCCTTTAGTAAAAGTAATCCATGAAAATTTCGGCATAGAAGAAGGTTTGATGACTACAATACACGCCACAACCGCAACTCAGCGGACAGTTGACGGTCCATCTGCGAAGGATTGGAGAGGTGGTCGTAGTGCCGGAGTAAATATCATCCCATCTTCCACAGGGGCGGCAAGTGCTGTTGGAAAAGTTATCCCGGAATTGAAGGGAAAATTAACAGGTATGGCGTTTCGTGTCCCCACAATCGACGTTTCCGTAGTAGATTTGACTGTAAAGTTGAGTAAACCGACCACCTATGAAAACATCGTGAATGTAGTAAAACGCGCTTCTGAAAATGAAATGAATGGAATTTTAGGTTGGACAGACGAAGATTTAGTAAGTAAAGATTTCGAGGGTGATTCAAGGAGTAGCATATTAGACGTAAAAGCGGGTATAGCATTGAACGATACATTTGTTAAATTGGTATCATGGTATGATAACGAATGGGGGTATAGTAATCGATTGGTAGATTTAATTGTGTATACATCAGAACGCGAGTAAGTTTTTCATTATTACATTGAATAACAAATGTAATAATTCGAATCAATTATCAAAATATTGGATGTTGGTGCGAAGCCAACCCTTAATATCACGAACTGTCCGTGTTCTATGAAAATTCTCGGTTCCCATGCGCCCACTGTATGTGGTCTTTGAAAAATGATGAAAAAAGTTCGTAATAATATTGGTCGTCTTTGCACGATCATAGGTAGAATCTAGATCATTAAACGGAAAAAGCGGATAATTCTTTTTCGCATTTACACTGTTGTGAAATTGAAACAGCATTAACTTTAGTTGACCCTTGGTCTGAATGTTATCGAAATTGATTCTATTTATATACGCGGTTGCGTGATTCGCACACTCAGGGCAAGGTAAATTATCACAAACACGCATGATAAGATTTAACAATTCTCCGCGAAGTCGTGTAAAATACTCGGGTTTTATTTTTTCAGCAAGAGTGTGCAACATATACCACGTGGGTTTCCCCCACAACATCCCATTCGAACCTGTAGCGACAACTTGTGGTGCGGATTCAGAATAATTATGTATAGGAGGAGCCCATTTCGCGGTAATAGGTTGAATCGACGAATATGAGTTTTTCGAAGGGTCACGCATTGCTACACTATTGTTCGTGCGTCTATTTATAAAAATCATGACCTATATAATTACCATCTATAAAAACAAGGAGAAATACAATATAAAAAATATGTTAGTAAAGTATACAACTATGGAACCTAATCCTAAATTAATTAATACAATCCGTGAATGGGTAAAAAACGATAATGAAATGCGAGCTCTAAAAAAAGAGGTTTCTGCTAGAAAACAGACGAAAGACTCCTTATCTGCCGAATTAATGAATATAATGAAAGAAAATGAAATCGACAGTGTAGATATCAACAATGGTCGAATTGAATATGCGAGTCGCAAAACAAAGAAGCCAATTACAAAAAAAATGCTTCTAAATATACTTTCTACCTACTATAAGGGTAATACATCCATGGCGAATGAGGTTAATAATTTTATATTGAGCAATCGTGAAGAGGTTGTGAAAGAGGTAATTGTGCGTAAAGTTGATAAATAATAATCACATAAGTCCCATGGAAGGAATCTTGTATACTCCATCTATACGTTCCCATTTCGCAATAATATTCGGATTTTCTTTAGAAGACATAATATCCTCCGTATTATATACATTTTGATATTGGTCTAAATAATAGACGATTCCGTTGATTTCTTGAGCAAACACCTCAATATTCTGAATCGCGGGTGTATTCGTATCAGCTTGAGCAATCAATCCATGTGGCGTTCCCTTTGAATGTGTTCCGCAAAATTCACATTCGACTTTTCGACGTCGGGTGCATTGTTCACCGGTTGCGCGCTTTGCTAGACATCGATTGTTTTCGGGAATTGAATTCTTCACCCGCTTTCGCTTGATGAAATCCTCCTTTTCCAACACTAGACGTTCATATTCATACACATATTCCATCAAAGTTGCTGCCTGTTCTTGAGGCATTAGCAGTTTCGATACAGTATCGCGAATTCCATCCTTGAAATTCTTGATATACGCATCAAATTTAGTATTCAAACGTTTTTCCATGGTTTGTAACAAGTATTACAATCCATGGGTGATAAGTATATAAATCAATTTTATATCTTACATTTGTTGGTAATTCGTCGTTTCTTACTTTTTTATTACAATTTATCTTACATTTGTTGGCAATTCGTCGTTTCTTACTTTTTTTATTACAATTTATCTTACATTTGTTGGCAATTCGTCGTTTCTTACTTTTTTTATTACATTTGTTGGTATTTCGTCGTTTCCTGTTAATCCCCCCACCAGATACATCAGCATCTATAGTATCGGGTTCTAGTTTATCGCTTATTTTGTTTTTTGTGTTAGCCGATTTAGATTGAAACACTAAATCTAATATATATGCGTCAAATTTTACGAGTTCTTCTTGGGAATAACTAGACCATGGTTGATCTTTATATACAAATTCTTTATTCAGGATTCGTTGAGTTAAATTATTAATAGTCCTTTCTGTTTTTATCGCATATCCTCGTATAACATCTCTTAGATATTCTGGGTTCTTATCTGAAATTGCAAAAATGTTATTAATTACTTCCTCTGTAGATTGTAACGGATTACGTAATACCATTTCTGCTACAAATAATGACCACATTAAACAGAAGCCTTCTTCGGTTAAATCACGATTAACCTCCGCTAAACTTTGAAGTCCCCTCGCAGCAGGACATATTAGGTGTGGTGGTTTATATGTAATACCTTCTCCTAAAACTTTTTTTACCTCGATTAACTCTTTGAGTTTAACGTCTATTTGACTATTCCCATCTTTAAACCAGAAACTACCCAGCTCGGATTGTGCACCATGTGGTTCGAACCGTTCAATAACCCGTTGATTTACTCGGTAAATCAATGTATTTGCATGACCCTCACCCCTACTGGTAAGAATATACAATGGTATAATAATTGTCTCAACCCCTCTATCAACACAAGCCTTTATGGCAATGATTTGTTTTTTAGTAGATAATATAGATTTGTGATAATTGCTGAATTTCGAGAATATCGAGAATGCACCAATATATATATGTATACCACTAGGACCTACTTTATCACCATCACTCATATATACATAACACTGTCCACTATATTCTTTAATGAGTTCAAAATACATTAATGTGCCGACAAATATATTTCCTTGGTATTTAGTAACAGCTCCAAATGATTTTCCTGCATTTCTCAACTCAACAACACTCTTTGCAATGCCCATTGTTTCTTTCGTACGCGTGTGGTTAACCACACTCCAATTACTAATATCTGCGTCAAAACTTGTAGCACCATCGAACATCATTGACCGATTAGCATCTTTAAATACCTCCCACCCACTAATATCTGCGTTAAAACTGGTAGCCTCACTGAACATATGGGACATAGTTATAACATTATACACTTCCCACTTACTAATATCTGCGTTAAAACTGGTAGCTTCACTGAACATATAGGACATATTGGTAACATTGGATACGTCCCACTTACTTATATCTGCGTTAAATGCATCCGAAAACATAAACATATCGCTCATATTAGTAACTTTGGATACGTCCCACTTACTTATATCTGCGTTAAAACTATGAGTAAGCTTAAACATATTGCTCATATTAGTAACTTTGGACACATTCCACTTACTAATATCCGCGTTAAAATAATGAGCACTATAAAACATTTTGCTCATATTAGTAACATTTTCAGTATTCCATGTTGAAATGTGACCATATGTTATACTCGCACTCTCTTCGTTAGTCAACCATGCTTTTACTGCTATTCGAATAGTTTCATCTGTGAATATGGTATTTAGTTGTGTTCGACGTGTCCAACTAAACATTGTAATAATTAACTATATATAAACAATAGATAACAAAAAATTCAATGGTTCGGTATTTTCATATATTATGCAAAACATTCAATTTTATAGTGGTTTATCCCATGCGATATCGCGCAATTTCGTTCCACCCTCATATTTTACGGCGTAGTTGTTGGTAAGCATCCATTCGTTGATGCAACAATCCTCAAAATACACATCCGATAATAGGCGACCATACTTTTCAGTAGCGACATTGTCGATTTTCACATATTTATTAAATATCTTAGCATGTAATGCATCGCGTGCTACAATTGCATGTTGTTTTTCAGTAGGAGAAGACCCTCTGATTTCAGCTGAATCAATCCCACGCAAACGCACTGAGAATTTATATACTTGTTCATCTGACTCAGGTAAATACGCGGCAATTGTAATAGTATCTCCATCATACACCTTTATCACCTTACCATATGTAATTCTAGGAATATATGCCTTTGTATTATGAAAATCCGCAAGCTGTAGACGCGCATCAGTTTCGACAGGTTCGTCGTATTCGGATTTGCAGTGGAATATGTATGATACGCAAGCTAACATTGTATTCATTACGCTGATATTTTAACTGAGGCAGAACATATTGGATTCAATTTTATGGGAATAAAAAACAACAATAATGAATTCCCACACAATTTGGTAAATCAATGGGATATTTCCCACAAACCTCAAAAAAGATACGATATAAAAGAGTTCAAAGTATTTCACAATGGAACTTTTTAAAAAGTTCCAAAATACAATATACTAGCAACTCTCTTACACACATTTTTCCAAAATATAAATTGTTACTGGAATGCAGTGATTTATAAAACCGATAATACGTTTGACTGCAACCACATTTTGAATAGAACGGACTCGTATTATGTTTAGGCACTTTTTATGTTCGTATTGTATACGGTAAATGACGAAATTAAACATTCGTGAAAGTTCTTGGAAATTTGAATGTGAAACATGCAGCTTTAAATGCAGTAAATTAAGTGGATATAATAAACATTTGAACACTGCAAAACATAAAATACGAATAATACGTTCAACTATAATTCCAAAGGCGCCTAGTGTATATAGCTGTGAATGTGGTCACACTTATAAACATCAATCGTCCTTGTGGAATCATAGACAAAAATGCGATTATAATAGTATTGATGCTGTGAATATTCAAGAAACTCCCATATCGACGAATCATCCGATTCAAGAAAACCGAGATGATCTAATTGAAAAATTGGTAGCGGAGCTGCACGCGGAGCGTGCAGAAAAGAGTGATATGAAATCAATGTTCATGTTGATGATGGAGAAATACCAGGAAATGCAAATTCAAAATCAAGAAAATACGAGAGAAATTCTAAAAGAATCCGTAAAAGGAAACCATGATTTAGTAAACAAAGTGATAGATGTAATACCCAAAATGGGTAATACAACCAATAACAACACAACCAATAACAACACTCTAAACTTTTATTTAACAAATACATGTAAAGATGCGGAATCAATCCATGATTTCACAGACAGGTACGTGAAGCAATGCACAGATTTTTTCAAGGAAAATTACAGAAATATAGCAAATAATCAAATATGTCTGGCAACGAGTGTATACGACATCATGTTCAAATGTATGAAAGATAACCCACAAGATATGAATTTTATACAAACGACCGACGTAAAAAACGGAGTTCATTATGTAAAGGAGAAAAAAAAGGACGAAAATCGTCAACTATATGGCGAAGCCGAGTTCATCAGATACGTGGACGGATTTGAACGAGCAGGAGCTAGCATAGGAAATGCGATTAACAAATCATTTTTCCAATTACAATCGGAGTTCGTTCGAAAATTGGAGTTGGAAGTTGGACCCCCTCCAGACGAAGAGGATTTTGAGGACGAAGACGAATATGAAAATGTATTATACAAGTACAAAATACGTAAACAAGACTCAATTCGGAGTCTAAAAATGGGCGTATGTAATACTATCAGTCTATTTGATAGTAAGACACGACAAATGGATATATTGAAAAACACAAAACGTGTGAAAGAGGATGAACAATTGCCGTAATATTGGTCGGTGTATTATATGTGATTTTCGATATCTAGAAATATCTGTTTCCAGTTGAAAGACGACGTTGTCCAATCACCGACTTTATTATCGGGTATATTTATTTCTAAAAAATAATCATCTTTAACTATTCGAGATTTATTATAATCGGATTGTCTGATAATTATATTTACAAGAGCGAAATCACATATTGGATTTATTTTTAAAATTGCCTCAATAAACAATGCCTTTTCGTCCTCGGATATTTTATTATATCTGATGAAATAAATTTTTTCATTTGACTTAATACGTTCAATCAATCGATTGAATCGTCTAGTATATTTATCAATAAAGTCGCAAATCGACTTTTTATTCACAATCCTTCCTATATCATGCATAGAAGCACAATACGGTAACGATGTTATTAACATCTTCGATTTATTATTATGAATAGGGTTAGTTGAATCTATCACAATATTACCAATCTTCAAAATATCTTCTATATCGGCACAGTTCAAGACAGAAATCACCGAATCCATACTTGTAATTAACCAATCGAAAAACAATGTTTTACATGCACCCTTGTGTTTTTGTATTTGATGTTTCACGTTACATGCACAACCAATGCTTATATAACGCATAATATATATATGTATATATTATAACAATGACGAACACTAGGTCAACACGAAGGCGAAAGGTAAAATCGGGTTCTACTAAAAAAAAGAGACGAGGAGGAGGATTACTTACTTCTGGGTTATTAGCGTTTGGTCGCATCAGAGGGCAGAAATACGAGGATTTGTTAGAGGATAGATTAGTATTATACCACAATGATATACAATTTGTTACAGCAATGAAGGCACGTTTTGGTTATGATAAAACATCGTTACGGACGTTTAATAAAGAATCCGTAGTAAAGGATGTATGTGAACGACCATTAGACGACCGAACACTAATTTTAGGCGACAAAGCAACATCTATATGTAAGACATTCGACCCTAAATAAACGATATAATTTTATTTGCGCATATATTCGGAAATAAAATTGATATATATTCTCCATTATATTCATATTGTAACAACCCAGTGAAACTTACTATGACCGAAACTACTATCCTACCTGAAAATGTAAACCAACCTATACATAATTCTATTGTAGACGAAGTTAAAGTTCACAACTGGATGCACGAATATAATTGGGAAGAAACACTGCACGAACTGAGCGAATATTATTATACACCGTATTTATTAGAAACCTATTTCAAATATGCGACAAATCCACCCCAAACGGAACATGCATTTCTAAGCTGTTATTTCATATGGGACAAAGACAAAATCCGGGATGAAAATGGACGAGTTATTCAAATTGTCCGTTCATGGGATGATGAACATGTGGATGATTACGACGAGATATTTTCAGATTTCAACAAATTGATATGTGAACAATACGCGAAACGGCGCGATATGAATGGATTGTATAAATATCTGGCGTTCTTAATCAAATTACATGACGACACATTTCCTGCATAAAAAAATCAATATACGACAACACCAACTCAACAATTTTATTTGAATAATCCATAAATATTCTTGAACACATCCTGACCGTCAACACAAACCTCCTTTAAATATTCACGAACACGTGATATATCACTCTTTTTACCGAACGCGATACGAACGGTAGACCGCGTATCATGAGGATGAAACTTCTTGAATCCACAGAAGGTCAATGTCTTTTCGCCTTCATAAAACTTGGTATATAGAATATATTCGATTACCTTACCTAGGGTATAATCCTCATCCTCAAGACGAATGTCGAAACAGTTATCCATTGTTGTATCACTAACGACGATAGGGATTGTTGCGATTCCTTGGATGATATCAATCAACTTATTCTGCAAAACAGCGCACGACTTGCGGATTAAATCCTTGTTTTCATAAATACCGATTGTTTGCACGACGAAATCAAAACTATCTGGAACAAAATGTCTTTGTGCGTCCAAAATTCGGAAATTCTCCTTCTGAAATTTGATATCAGCCTCCGGTTCTCCCTCTGTGCGCATTTTTGCTTCATGTGCATCCCATGCAGAAACTACCTTGGTATTGTCTTGGGTATTACCGTAAGCACACTTGGAAACCACGTTATACATACCAGTAGCCTTCGCGGTGCTTACTGAGAAGTCAGCAACAAGAGATAGTTCTTCACCGGGGAGTTCATCGCTCATCTTGGCGCGAAGGCGTGCGAAATCAATATAGGACTGTGTCCTCACATTCATAGGGAATAATCCTGGAAATTGTTTATCCATTTCCTCCTTAGACAAAATGGCGTTTGTTGCCTTGTCCTTCAACCTAAAATCTCCACTGGTCACAAATAGTGTGTTGTCTGTATCATTTTTCACATCAAATATGAGCGAATAATTCCCAGGAAGAGCCTTTTCCGAATCGGTATCGCGGAGAAGAGTGGTGTGAATCGGGATACAACTTAATCGTTGTTTGAGAATTTCATTGTGAAGACGTCCAGTATTTCGCTTGATTGTGCACTGGTTTGTTTCATGTGTATCAGTGTGAATAACGACGATGGGGATATCAGATAATATTGTGCGACGTATCGCATTCGCAAAACATACATTTACACCGTGTAATGTGAATCTAAGGATATCCTCCTCTTCTGAAAATTGTTTTAGTGCAGGTTCCATAATTAACGTGAATAATACTAATATAACAAAACTTTATATTTAAATCAATTTTACGTCTACATATATTTCGCTAAATGAACAATACACGTAACAAATAAGTGTATTGTTTTTATTGTTCGAATCTATATTCCTAAGCTATGTCACCAATCATCATTGCAGACAGAAGAACAAACATGAGAATAACGGGAAGAAGTAACAAGAACCATGCGATACCAGTAGCATTTGACTTGCACATAAGGTTCAGAATCCATGTCCAGAAGAGGATATAGACAGCCTTAATTACAAAGATAAGAGCGGTGCTTGATACACTACATGTGTAAGAACCGAGACAGTATTTATCAACATTTCCCACATTTTGGTATAACATAACAACCAATGCAATGGAAGAAATCACTAAATAAACATAAGAAGGTGTGCAAAGTTTACGCAGTCCGGAAATAGCCATTATAATATACTATTAGAAAATATGTATTATCATTTATGCAATTGGAACCATCGTAGTTGTAGCATGTAGTTCGGGACCACCTTGACTTGCAGAACCTGTAATATTAGCATTCATTAAATTGGTTCCACCAGTGGTTCCAAATGATAATACCTCATTCGATGTAGATGTGCTCAACCCGGTAAGTAAATCCGTGCCCATCAATGACCCACCCTTCATTTTACGACCACGTCTTCTGCGTGAGCGCTTTGTTCTGTTACGACGCGACAATCTTTTGCGTATCTTTCCACCCATCAATAATCGAGAATCTACAAGTCCATTTTGTGGGTCACCCGAACTACCAATCTCAGTATTGAGAGGGATGTAATCAGCCTTTGGTATTTCGGCGAAGTTGAGTTGTTCGTTAAAACTAACACCACCCCTCATTTTACGACGACGAATGGTGCGTTTACGACGCACACTCTTTGTCTTTCTCTTCTTGTGTAAGGTCTTTTTACCGTGATGCTTTTGAGTATGCATTGTATATATGTAATATAGAGATATTCGCTTTATTCGAAATAAAAAAATACCCCCCGATAACGGATAATTGTTTTTTTACGATAATCAACTTACTCAATATCCACATGAGTTAACATATGACGCCTGCAACATACATTGGTCAACTTGAGATTATCCAATACTACACCCTCGGGTGTCTTTTCAATATGATCCTTTGTTAAATATACGACCTTCTCAAGGTCATTACCCTTTTGGATTTTGATTTTACGGACTTCGTCCTGGTAGTATCTGTATTTGTCCGCCAAAACACAACCACATGTAAAGCATTTAATAGGAATGATCATTCTCGATATATATATAATGTATTACATAAATCATACTCTCTAATTCAATTTTGTTATACAAAATAAAATGTCTAAATATTACAAATAATGATGTATATTTGTTTGGCTGTAATCGTAATATTATTAACTACACTCAGCCCCAAATATTTAGGTGTATTCAAATGCATATCACTTGGAAATATTATATCAAATTCTATGGTTATGAATGTTCGGTATAGTATTATTATCGCGTTTGTGTTATGGTTACTCTATACACACATTCAACGTTTTAAAGAAGGTTATGAAAATGCGACTACCGCATATGCGAATAGTCAAAATAACTTGGCTGGAAACGATACATCTGCACCAGATTCATATAATTATACAACTTCAACAAATACACTGGATGAAGAACAACATGCTAAATTATGCGCAGCTGATTCGGATTTAACAGATGAACAAAGAAAAACGCTATGTGATTCTGATGTAGCAAGTTTGAATATTTCACCCGGAGGTGCAATGGATACGTGGAAAGATAAAATGGAAAATTTAAATGGCGATAGTAAAGATACTAAAATGCAACCTTCTCCTTTATATACCGAACCCGGAACTGTAAAATATGGCGGTATGGGTTACAAACCATCCTATGAACAAGCTGCGTATAATAACAATTTCAAATTCGAGACCCAACCCAACCCGATTGAAAATTCATCAGCTCAAAACGAGGGTTTTTGCAAAGACTCTGATATGTTCGGAAATATCGAAGAAAAATGCAATTCATTATCAAAAGACGTTTGTGCGACAACTAGCTGTTGTGTGTTGATTGGAGGTGAAAAATGTGTGCACGGTAATGAAAACGGTCCCCAACAAAAACGTGTATACAGTGATAGTTCGATAAAGAATCGCGATGTTTATTATTATCGAGGTAAATGTTACGGAAATTGCAAGTAATTCATCATAAAATGCATATAATTTGAGTGTAAAATTGATTATTAATTTGTATAGTAAAATATTAGTATACAAATCAAAATGCCGATTAGTAGATTCATTCATTTTCCAAAGTTCAAGATCAACGTTGAATTCGTGATTGGAAAAAATGCATATGAGAATTTCGACATTATTGACGATGCCGAGGATTACCACATGTGGTTCCACGTTGAAGGTTACCCTTCCGGGCACGTAATTGCGAAAATTGAGGATAATATGGATAAAAAGACGTTACGGTATATAATTAAACAAGGTGCAGTATTGTGCAAGCAGTTTTCCAAATATGCTAGTGAAAAAAAAGTTGAAATTGTGTATACTCGCATTGGTAACGTCGAAAAAACGGATGTTGTTGGTAGCGTAATCGCAACCGACACGAAAACGGTTGAAATTTAGTAGTAGTCAGTGTGTATAAAAAATGGTCGTATTCAACCGTTTTTTTATTTTTCAAAAGTGAGAAATCCCACATTACTATTTATGATTTATCCAATTCCGTGTCTGAAGAATCGTATTCATGTTCAAAATCCAGCTGCATCGAAATATCAGCGGCGGCATATTTTGGAGGCATATGAAGAGGGGTATCATTATCTGCTCTCATTTCAGCAATATTATATACATGTCTGAAGTTATTCGCATGAAATCCGTCACCGATGAAATCGGTAGGCCACTCGGGCGAATATTCCGGGGTGTCATCGATGGGTAAACCCTCATTTTCAGACCATTGGTGAAATAATTCGATCATGTCGTCAACCGACATTCCCATTTGATCCGCAAGTTCGATATCTTCAATCGAATAATCCTCCAATTCACTCACGTTTGCGATTGATACTTGTGTTTCGGTGCTCATAATTGTGTTGTTTGATACAATACAAACTTATTAAAAATACCTATCAATTTTATGAAACAATCTTGTAACCTCGACTCGTTTTTTTACGGAGTAAGATAACATCCTCTCCTGACGCATGGTATTTGTCGTGACATACTTCACACACCGACATTAAATTGCCCGGATGATTTTTATGTGAAACACTTCCGTCTGGTTGTTCAATAAATCCATCTTCATCAGCATCCGCCTGTGCATACAAATGATGTGTTTCTTCACCTAAATCCTCTTCGCATAGTTCACATACACCACGGATTTTGGCTGCATTGTATCGACTAACTGGGTGTGATAAATCACCTCTTGTTTCCGGGAAATATTTAGTTCGGATTTGGTAAGCCCGCTTTAAGAAATCTTCGGAAAGATGCAACGATTTACAAACTTCGAGACCATACATGCGATTACCGGGTCCATCTTTCAACTTTCGGTCATATATAAGTGCGTCCAATTCTCGGTCATAATGAACCGCCATATGTTTCAACGTGAGTCTAGTCAGTTCTTTAATTTCGTCGTAATGAACAATTTCATGAAAATGAGTTGCGAAAATATACGACGATTTGTTCATATGCATTTCAGTGAGTCCCGCCACAAAAATGCTCAAGGCGGATTCTGTTTCCGTTCCAGAACATAGTTCGTCTCCTAGAATCAAACTATTTTCGTCGGCGAGTCTGAGAATCACACGTAACTCCGACATTTCCACTGCGAAGGTAGAAAGTCCTTTAAACATATTGTCGTTACCTAATATGCGTGAGAATATCGCATTATACGGTTTATAACAAAAGTTACTGCATGGAACAAATAATCCGGCTTGCGCCATAACAATTGCTATACCCAATGCGCGTATAAAACTCGTCTTTCCTACAGCATTTGTGCCGTATAGAAGTATACCATCTTGTTCATTATTTCCCAATACCACATCATTTGCTACATACAATTCATTTGTCTGGATGTGTTCAATTAAAACGTGACGCAGAGCTTTCGCGTCGACAAATGACTTGGGTGCATTCTCGGCAATTACCGGACAACAATATTTATATTCCTTGGCGATAAAAGCTTTGGTTTGTAAAACATCAACGCGGGACAAATAAGTAGCAATATGTTCAATATCTTCGTAATACTCACTTTCAATTAAAGCCAATAATTGTTGAAATGCAGTGCTTATCCATTTATTGATATTGTCCTTTTGGTGAAGTAAGTCGCGACATATCTTGGTTAAATAGGGGAGGTCAATTTCATCAAAATTACCAGAAGCGTTCGCGAATTTAATTTCATTCCATTTCACACCAGGTATGTTGGGTATAGACGAATCACCCATGGATTTTATGATTGTTTTCAAAAGCAGACCGCGTTTTTTCGTGATATGCATACTAATACCTGATTTTTCGGTGGAATGAATCTTCACATATTCAACTTCTGAATTCACTGTTTTATCATTCGCACGGATTACATCATTAATGGTTTGATGGATTTGCTTGAACGTCTCGTTATTTACACGATAACTTTCGATTAAATCGTCGAGTTCTACACAGAACCCTGGTTTGATGAAACTTTCGTCAAATACAGTTGTGGTAGAAACACCCTTGCATTTATCAATATAGAAATGGTTATTCAAAAAATCAACAACTCGCGTGCACATCTTGGACATGTCTTTATTTGAACCTTCTAAATAAGAGACAATTTTACTATTATGTTCCAACATCTCCCGTATAGACCGTGCAGTTTGGACGGATTGGTATAGAAAATATATAGACGATGGATATATTTTGCGCAATACGATTTGTCTACATATACGCTCGATATCACGAACCTGTGTTAATGAACGTCGAATTGCCGCGACCAATTCGAAACAATCCGGTTTTAACATTTCTGTGGTCATATCGTATTCAGTTCGCAACCAAGTGGTATCTGTGGTAGGACAAACTAGTTGCGAGTAGAATTGTCTGCGTCCCATCGACGTGTTACATTTATTAAGAAATGCATTTACCGAAGACAAATGTCCATATTGGGAACCATCATTTGACGGGTCGTCAAGGATATTTAGTTGTTTTAGTGTATGATTCGCGAGAAGCACTTCTGTATTCGTATGAAAACAGGGAGGGGCTATGTTTTTCACCAAATTGGGATTGTGTTCTTGGACAAAGTCGAGTAAAAAACAAAATGATTGGGTTGCAGTTGGGTATACATTGAATTCGCCATATGTATTGATAGCATCATCGCCGTAAAACGTATTTATGACGTGTGATATATACTTTTGTTGTATACAATTCGCGACCTTTTCTGAGATGCGACTATCTACACGATGAACCACACGCGTTTGAATACCCGAGTATTGTAAAATGGATTGAATTTGTGCATCATCGAAGGGTGAAATAAAGACAATTTCACTTGGTAAATGAGTAGTCATAACACGTTCAAGATCATCAAATGTGGTTGGTTGAATCGAAAATGGTTGTTGGAATTCAGCGATATACGATTTACCTGTAAAAATGTTCGCAATAGCAACTCCACAAATCATTGTATCGCGCGTCTTGGATGCGATCTGACCACATACTCGATTTTGTAAAACCGGTTTATGAACGTCTAACCAGATGCATGCGATATTGTTGGTCACATGTTGTGTAAGATCTGTATCATACGACATAAATGTTCCAGCTGAATGAACACTATCTAAAACGCGCGTAATAACCGACCCTTGTTTATGTTGTATGTAAACAACCGCGGTATAACCACCAGCCGTGATTTTCTGCAAATACTTGTCTAATGTATAATCGCGAAATCCCGCCATTAATACTTGTCGTCCATCGTATACAATCTTCTTTTCGGAAATATTCAAATTGCACATTTGAGTAAACTCGTTGATCTTGCTATATAGGACATTATTTGTTTCAGGACATTTAAATCCATACACTTCAAAAAACGCACCGACCTGAAGGAGAACGACTGTATTTTCACCATACGTTGATTGATATTGCGCTGTTAATTGTATGTACTCAAAATATATGGATGAATTTTCGGACATTATTACTGATATAATATATATATAATATTTTATATCGATTTACATTATTATGCAGTTGATAAAATTGAATAATATATCCTACTAATATAATAGGTAAAACATGGAACCAATAAACGAATATTATGATGATACACAATATGGACAATTTTGTATTATAGACTTGGATGAATATATGCAAAAATCTAGAAAACACAAACTATCTGACCCAGATATAGATACATTCGTTCCCATTCCAATATATAAACAACCTATGTCGATAGAAGCAATTAACGCCGCTACGACGAAAATCAATCGTATTATATGTTGCGCCGCAATATCGGGGATGTGTATAATTGTATACGCAGGAACTCTTATTTACATGTTTCATACTGCATGAAAGTGGTTACTCATCTGCGCCATCATGAATATAATTGTATAATAAATTTTCAGGGTTATGATTGTCGATTTCGCCGCACATCATTTTTGCGGTTTCATACATTTTACGTAAAACATCATTTGGGGCTGATGACCCCACGCGAATAAAACCCCTTTTTACTAGATATCGTTTCACGTCGTCGATGGGTGTTTGTTTCAATCCTTGTGCAGTATTCATGCAATTATTGCGAACAGTCCGATTTGAAACGAGAACGCCAATTTTTTGGTGTATTGCTGACCGCCCGACCTTGTATGTTCGTCGAACAATTCGTTTCTGTTTCAAATAACGATTTGGCGGTGTTTTGTGAAGAGATGCTGACAATGCCGACATAGTAGACATTATTTCTTGTTTCCTTTCATCGCGAATAGGTTGAGCAGAAACTACTGGTTCCGATGAAAATGGTTTCTTCTGTGTAATATTTGTCCAATTCCGATATGTTGGTAAAGAACCATTTTTCAAACAACCCCACTTTGGTGGAGGAATATGAGATGGTTTCGGGGGTAAGATAGATACAGGATTGGTCATCATATGTTCGTCGATACTACCTGTATGAATCACTGGTTCTAAGCCGATATTATTCGGTTTGTATGATGACGATTGTGGATATTGTTTTAAGCTATGATTATGCGACGATTTGACAGCAGGTGTTTCATTTTCAGTCAAGTTTGCTAAATATTTAAGTGACTCATCAAAATCACTGTTAAATGCAGTAGATTGTGCAGGTTGAGAAGCAACCACCTTTTTGTCTATATTCGCTAGGCTGCGATAATTACGTTCCTGTTGTTCGCGGATAAATCGCAAAATATGTTGTTTTCGCACCTTCTTTTGTTCTTTTGCCGGTTCACGAACCTTGATTGCACTCTTGGGTTTGGCGGGCTCTTTTTTTCGACTTGTTCGTCCACCCGCAAATTTAAACAGGTCGTGATTAATCGAAATAGTTTTGTTCATTTCAAATATTATTAGTTACATAATATTTGTTTTTTATTTACGTGAATTACACATGCAATCCAATATAATCATTGACTAAATCATCCTAAACACTCTTCATATGAACATTATATGTATGTGTTGCAAACAACATAAAAAATTGATTGCAGTAGAAGGGTAGTATCTAGTTACAACAATAGTCTATATTTATTATGTCCACGTCTAATTCAATTTCGTTTGATGCTAGCGCATCGGTGATGGATTCTGCTTTTCGCATCGAAAAGCATTCGGTTGCAACCGGTAAGAGTGTGCGAATTAAGAGGGTAAAGAAAACAGTTAATCTCGAAACAGAAGCTATACATTCAATTGAAACAAAAGTCTCGCCTGTTATAGACAAGGTCGAGAGCAATATATTGTCTCATTTGGGTTCATATATCGACGAACCGTTTCAATTGATTGAAACATATTTCAGGGGTCAACATCTCGAACGATTGGTTCGACATCAAATCGAATCTTACAACCATTTCATCAACTATCAAATTCAGAGAACAATCCAAATGTTCAATCCCGTCACAATCCATTCGGAGAACGATTTTATTGCCGAACATAATAAATATGTGTTAGAGATTGAAATATCCTTTTCGAATTTTAAGATTTATCCTCCACAAATTCACGAAAACAATGGTGCGACGAAGGTCATGTTACCAGAAGAAGCGAAACTCCGCAATTTCACCTACGCTTCGACTATGGCGGTTGACGTGAACATCAAATATATTATCCGCAATACCGAATCAATGGATACTCCAAAAATCATTCAACGCACGCTTCCTAAGATTAACATCGGCAAGATGCCCATCATGTTGAAGTCATCTATTTGTGTGCTAAAGCAGAATCGTCATATTCACCCGTCACTCACCGGCGAATGTTCAATGGATTGTGGAGGATATTTCATCGTAAAGGGATCGGAAAAAACCGTTCTAGGACAAGAACGTGCAGCTGAAAACCGCATATATTGTTTCGACGGCAAGAATACGACCAAATGGACATGGTATGCTGAGATTAAATCGGTTCCTGACCATAAGTGCATCTCACCCAAGCAAATCGAGATGATGCTTTCGAGTAAAAACAATGGTTTCGGATTTGGATTATATATCCAAATACCTCGTATTAAGCAGCCAATTGAATTATTTGTGCTATTCCGCGCACTAGGAGTTATAACAGATAAGGAAATCTGTGAATATATATTACTCGATGTCGATGACGATAAGCAATCTGAACTCGCCGAATGTCTCCAAGCGTCTATCATCGATGCGAACAAGTTTATGACGAAGGAAAGTGCTATTCAGCATATTACTAGTCACGTTGCTTATACGCCCATCAATATGGATCGTGAGACAGGAGCTCAGAAGAAACTCGAGTTCGCAATCGAAGTGCTAAAAAATGATTTGTTTCCTCATTGCCGAACCGAGACTCAGAAGATCTATATGGTCGGTCGTATGGCGACCAAGCTTCTTCAAACCAGTATGGGATGGTTACCAGCAACTGACCGTGATTCTTATCTGAATAAGCGTATTGAATTGACTGGAACATTGTTGAACAATTTGTTTCGTAACTATTTCAATAAACTCGTCAAAGAAATGCAGAAGCAGATTGTTCGAGAAATCAATAGTGGTTCATGGCGTTCTTCCGAAGATTATGAGAATATTATTAACATGACGAATATATATAAGATTATGAAGTCGATGACGATTGAGAATGGAATCTCACGTGCATTATCGACAGGTGATTTCAGTATTAAGCAGGCAAATAGCAGCAAGGTGGGTGTAGCGCAGGTTCTGAGTCGTTTGACGTATGTCGCGAGTTTGAGTCATATGCGTCGTATCAACACGCCTCTCGAGAAAAGCGGTGAACTGATTGCTCCTCGTAAATTACACAATACAACGTGGGGATTTCTGTGCCCAGCCGAGACCCCAGAGGGTCAATCGATTGGTATAGTCAAAAATATCAGTTATATGGCGCATTTGACGATTCCTACCAATAGCGCATCATTGTATGAGTATATATTACCCAAAATCCTTTGTGTCGACGATGCTTCTCATAATGATCTGAATGGAAAGGCAAAGGTATATATCAATGGTTGCTGGGTTGGTGTTACAGGAACTCCAGTTGAATTGTATGATGATATTCACGACAAGAAATGCAAAGGTATCATCAACATTTACACATCAATTGTGTTTGATTACAAGACACTCGAAATTCGTGTCTGCAATGACGGGGGTCGTATCACACGACCAGTATTGCGAGTGCGTAATAACAAAGCATTAATTACTCAGGATATTATCAAGCGTTTAGAGTCTAAAGAGTTGACGTGGAACGATTTGCTCACAAATTGTCGCATTCCGGAATCGGTTATTGAATACATTGACCCCGAAGAACAGAATTACGCGATAATCGCCATGAAGACCAATGACCGATATTTACAGGGAACAGAATTGAATTACACTCATTGTGAGATTCATCCTAGCACCATATTTGGAGTTCTAGCATCATGTATTCCATATCCAGAGCATAACCAGGCGCCTAGAAATACTTATCAGTGTTTACACCCAAGCACCCCTGTTTGGATGGCGTCTGGTATTACCAAACCAATCGGTGATATTACGATTGGCGAATCTGTATTATCATTTCACCCCGAGACATTGGACGTCACATCAACACGTGTAGTAAATCAGTTTATTCGTCCAAATGAATTCCCGATTCATCGTTTAACTACAGAAAGTGGACGCGAAATCGTTGCGACAGAGGATCATAAATTCATGACGGATTATGGATGGAAAACGGTTTGTGATATGAAAAATGACCCTACACTTCGTATTGGCGTTTCGATGACTAATTATACAATTGGTGAATCAATAGTTGATACAACTCATGTAATATTGGACGAGATGTCGTTTCTTGATAAAATGCGTTCTCTCAATATTGACGAAACGAGTAATCGCAAAATCAATAAGTTGCAACGCTATGTTATTACATTACAGCAAGCGAATTTGCTCCCGCTATCTACCGATAATGCGAAATTATCATTGTTGTCTAGGATTATGGGGTTCTTATATGCAGATGGTTCAATAAACATTTATTCAAAGACTCGTGATAACAAATATCAATATAAAGAGTTCCAATGCTCATTTGATTTTGGTCAATATAATGACGCCGTCCAATTCTCCAATGATGTCGCAGAATGTGGATTTGGTCGTGTAAAGATTTTGGAGGGGTCGCGCACATTCACTGCAGGTAATAGTGGTCGTGAGCAAACACACCATACATTTACTTGCACATACAATGGTTGTTTTCCAGCATTATTGATTGCGATGGGTGTTAGTTTTGGTAAGAAAACCGAGACTAAACGCAATCCAATCCCCCAATGGATAATGGATACACATGAATATGGTAGACAATTCTTAAAGGGTTTCCAGGGCGGTGATGGATGTAAGATTTCATGGTTTAAAACAGTGGAGGCGAGATCGAATAATAGGACAGTTTATCTCATTCGCACAGCAAACACCGTCCAACACATACATCCGACACATTCAGATTCACTTGTTCATTTCATGAACCAATGTTCAACAATTCTCGAGCAAAACAATATTCACACAGCGGGTAAAATCAAGATAAATCGTGTGACGGATACGCGCGTGAGTGTATCTTATACAATTTCAAGCAACCATGCAAATCTAGCCAACTATTTCGATACTATTGGATATGCATATGCAGAAACAAAGACACATAAGTCATTTCCAATTGTTGAATACATCAAATCTAAGAAGAACTATTCAGGCGATGATAAGTTTCCCGAATTCGATGAATGGTCTACATCTAACATCTCGCAAAAAAATGGATTCATGTTTGTTCCAATTCAAACCATCGTTCGTGAACCCGATGGACTTGTATCCGACATTGAAGTCGAATGTGAAAATCATTCTTTCATCGCATCTCAATTTGCGAGTAGTAATTGTGCTATGGGTAAGCAAGCGATGGGAATATATGCGACCAATTTCGACAAGCGCATGGATAAGACTGCCTATATGTTGACGTATCCGTCGCGCCCATTGGTAGACACACGACTCATGAATATGATTAAGTTGAATACTATACCTTCTGGAACGCAAATTCATGTAGCGATCATGTCTTACACCGGTTATAATCAGGAGGATTCGGTATTGGTAAACAAAGGAGCAATTGATAGAGGGTTGTTTTCGACAACCATTTATCACACAGAAAAGGACGAGGACAAGAATATTATTCGCGATGAGATTATCAGATGTAAACCCAATCCAGCAAAGACAAAGGGTGTAAAGTTTGGTAATTACGACAAACTAAATGCACAAGGATTTATTCCTGAGAATACATTGGTCGAGAATCGCGATGTGATTATTGCGAAGATTGTGCCGATTAAGGAGAATCGAAACGACCCTACCAAGATTATCAAGTATGAAGACCAGAGCAAGACCTTCCGAACAAATGAGGAAACCTATATCGACAAGAATTACACGGGTCGTAATGGTGACGGATACAACTTCGCAAAGGTTCGCATTCGAACTCTGAGAAAGCCTGTCTTAGGTGATAAGGTGTCTTCAAGACATGGACAGAAGGGAACTGTTGGTAATATCATTCCAGAATGCGATATGCCGTTTACAAAAGACGGCATGCGACCCGATATTATTATCAACCCTCATGCTATCCCATCTCGTATGACCATTGGACAATTGAAGGAGACACTCCTCGGTAAAGTGTTGCTTGAACTGGGTATGTTTGGTGATGGAACCAGTTTTGGAAATTTGGATGTGAAGACAATCGCGACCGAATTGCAAAAGCTGGGGTATGAAAGTTATGGTAATGAGGTGTTATATGACGGACTTTCAGGTGAACAGATGGAGACGAACATCTTCATCGGACCGGTGTTTTATCAGAGATTGAAGCATATGGTGAGCGACAAGCAACATAGTCGTTCCATCGGTCCTATGGTAAATCTAACACGTCAACCCGCCGAGGGAAGGAGTCGTGATGGTGGATTTAGGATAGGTGAAATGGAGCGTGATGTGATGATATCACATGGTATCTCTCGATTCTGTCGTGAACGTTTGTATGATGCATCGGACAAGTATAGTGCATCTGTGTGCAAGAAATGTGGTATGATCGCTGCATACAATGACGGATCTAAAAAGGCGTTTGTGCATGACGATTTTACAGTCCATTTGTGTAGAACTTGTAACAATACAACCGACTTTGCGCGCGTAGAGATTCCCTATTCATATAAGCTTATGTCTCAAGAACTACAGACCATCAATGTAGTGCCTAGACTATTGACGGAATAAGACGTCAATTCAGCATATGAACATATTATAGAATAACATATATGCGACACCAATTTCAAAAAAAACATCATACGCTAATATACAAAATGTATCTATAATGGAAACTGGTTTGGTGTAATATTCGGTCAATTGCATATTAGAGTCTCCATTTGTAGTAATATACAATGGATTTTTTATGTGAACTTCAATAGTTCTAAACCCTCTATACCATGCAAAATATGTCCAAAATGAACAAATATAGGTCATTACTAAAAACATAGACAGTTGTCGTTGGATGTGCTCTTGATTATGATATAGCGTATGTATATTATACATTGTGACTGACCCCATTAAAATCAGACAACTCGGGGTATTCACCTGGCGTTTTGACGCCTTATGTGTATTTTTTCTTATGCAAACATTTCGGATTATAAATAGAATAAATGCATGAACGAATAGGAACGTTTTTGGCTCAAATAATCTGTCTCCAAAGTATAAACCCAGTGTTGTAACCAACCCACCCTCTTGTATTCCTTGTAGTATAATACCAGATGATTTGGATAATTGATGTTTGGTGTCCCATGGTGTTGTTATATACATCGGTTTGATAACACGTGTTTCACTAACCTGTAAAAATAGTTCAGTTAACGACCATATAACAGATGAACCAATAAATATTATAAAGCAGTCCGACGAGTTTCTTGATATATAATCATCCAAACACAGAATAATTGAAAATCCCCCATATAATAGTTTTGTATTCCCATTTGTTGCGAAATCACCGTGTCGAACAATGTGATATTTATTTTGTAGAAGAGACAACATATTTAGTTATACGTTATGTATATTTTAAATCGGTGTGATTTTGGTATATTTTTTAAAATATATATATATATATAGTATATGGACACTCATTCTGAACAAAAAAATGCTCAGGATGCGGTTAACAATGAGTGCGGTATTATATGTAAAGCTGTTATGAAATGCGCTGTGTCTGCAAAAAATGATGCGATTAGCAATGAATGTGAAATTATATGCAATGAACTTCTGCAATGCACTCAACCAGTGACGGAGAAAAAGGAACCGAAATTGTTAGAGGGTCTCGAATATTATTTCATATTTGAGAATTAGACTGGTAAAATAAAAATAAAACATTCCTTTTATTTTTATGTTGGAAACAAGATGATAATATAGTTTATGTGGATTAAACATTTTCTTGGGTTGTTGCTAATTGTGCAATCGGTGGTAGTTGTTCAATAAATTGTTCAATAAATGTTTCGCGTCCATTCATACGTAACAACGCACACAGCCATTTACGCAGTCCAGCACCTTCTCCATATGTGTTGATACGTTTAATCACGTAATTTGTATCGATATTCTCTATACTCAACATTTGTTGTCTTGAATCGAGTGTAAATCGCAGACCCAACACGACAATCTTGGGTGATGGTCGCGCAATTATAACCAAATTCTCAATTGATTCGTTATCAGACACCACATCATTCGCACACAATGCATCAAGTTGTTGTTCTACTAACATTGGTTCATCTTCCATGACTTGATTAAATATAACGTTATCGACCGATATATTACTGTTATCATCGTCGATACTTGATGCAACACTGTTATTATCATCTTCTTCTTGATTTACAGCGTGGTCTATGCTTGATGCAACATTATTATCACTTACTACTTTGTAGTGTTCTTTATAGAGCATATTCGTATATTCAGTCGTTACATAATGAATCGATTCAAACAATCCTATTTTCTCCTTACGAAGATCGGATTTATTCACCAATACTCCAAATAATTCGTCTGCATAACGATTGAATGAGATTTCATGACGTGCATTATCAATAATCGGTCGACGTCCGTGGTCACCGGTAAGAACCTTTTCACTATCGAAATGTCTTACCAATTTTTCCTCCCTTACGAAATAGTGACCACCTTTTATAATATTCGCACTACCCGTCCATGTAGGATCATATGCGGATATAATAGTCATTTCACTAATTACGTCATTGATCGGACGATTATTTTCATCAACTGGAACAGGTTTATATGTAATTTTTTTTTTACAATTTCGGTCTAGTGCAATGTGAATATAATATTCGGATTCTGCACCTCTCATCTTAATATCCTTGGGTTTATTATTCCGTTTTGATAAGCACAATCGATTTACATCGTCAATCCTACGCACAGTATACGTCTGTGTATTCACATGCGCTGCTATATCGCGGTTTAAAGGGTCGATTTTGACGATTTGTGAACAATTAAGATAAATATGTAATCCATTGCGAATCTGACGGAAATAATGTTGTCCTAATGATTCGCACAATGCACCAGATTCGATTGATTCATGTAATTCGGTCGACACATCATCTGAACACCTTATCTGAAGTATGGTTCCATTGCGGTCGTTTGTAACATGTTCCCATTGTTTCCATACAATAACACCATTTTGACTTCGATTGTCGGTGCCATCGTTATCTACAGTATTGACTACACGATTAAATATTCCAGTATCCGCCGCTGCCTGCATATCTAGATGCATGGTACAATAATCACTCGCTTCTGACGTTTTAGATATAATATTCATACAACCCTTAAGTCGAGTAAGAACAATACCTGGAATATTCGCACCCACACCAAACCGTCCATGTGTATGTCCATTCGAACGATGATTCATCGCAAAATGTTCGGGCATATTCTCGGGATTCATACCACAACCGTCATCGACATGAGTATAACTTCTCGTAACCCGGTCAAACACAATATGTATCTCCTTTGCACCCGCATCAATCGAATTGTCGATTGATTCACCTACACTATCTCGCACAGTAAATCCCATATGTAATGCATTTAGGATGGTTCCACTGACTGATACTCCTGTGTTGGACATTTTGAGAGGCTTATTAGTAAGTAACTTAGAAACTTTGTACTCTATTTGTAACTATAACGCTAATATCAATTTTATGTGAGATGTATAATGTTATGAAACACTACCCGTATCTTCTTCTTCCTCTTCATATTCTCCATCAGAATGAGTAGTGTCTGAATCTGCTGCTCTATTCATAACCAATGTTGCAATACTATAACTATCATAGCCATCGTCTGGATCTGATAGCAATACTTCATTATCATTGTAATCATCGTCTTTTGATTCGGTTAAATCGAAAAGACCATCCATTCGAATATCATAAAAGGAAATGTGATTAGTAACAAAAGAAGTTACATATTGCTTTTTTTTAGAAAAGGTGTTACTTGGTGGTTTGCTAACATATAGTTTTCGTCCAAATGTAGGATTGAATTCGGCGAATTTTTGCAACCGATGTTTCAATTCAAAATAAGAACGGAAACCATGATCCGTTTTCGACAAGGAAAAAGAATGTGTTAAATACAGGTTCAAAAAGGGTCTCATGATACGAATAAGGACATCTTTGGGAAAATCAGTATCTACACTGATTTTGGTCGCGGTTGTAATTTTTCGCAACATTTGACGAATGTACATATATAATTCATCGACGTCACCAGTTTTCACAAATGTTTTAATATATTCGTCACGTATAACCGCCTCATATGTAAAATAAAACCGGTTAATATTGAATTCAGTCAAATAATACAAATGCATCAGATTAGACATTCGATAGTTGGAATTACGTATAGCATGATAAATTGAATATAATATGGCTTTTGAAAAAGGAATATTTGTATATGGGTTTTTTGGTATTTGCGGATCGCAGAAAAAATCAGGTGAATGCATAAGTGATGTATTCGAAATGTTGATTAAATCTGATATCGTAAAATAGTAGAGTGCACCGTTTTGATAAATAGACATTGACCGTCCTTCTCTAAGAGTAATTGGGGTCATACATAAATCACATTCTACTTGGATTTTTGCGCGTTTTAATTTCCATAATCGGGCAAATCGGGAAAATCCGTAATATGCGCGTTGTGTTTTTGTGAATATATCCCACATCGCATTTTTAATCGATTCTGTATGGAAGGGGTTATCTATATGTTGTTCCCAAAGTCGAATCTTAGATAAGAAAAATGGTTTTAATAATATTAATGACTTAGATTCCTCTACATCAAGTAATAGCTTTATAATAAACCCATGGATAAACAGATTATTTCCTTGAAAAATATTGTTCGGAGATACCATAACATCTTTAAGGTCATCCCAATAGGTTGAATATTTGAATGTTATATTATGTGTTATATCAATATTACGATGCATTAAATGAATCCATGCGTCCATTTTTATACTTTCACTATGTAATCATATAGACGTATTTTTATATGATTATCTTATATCTATATGGATAACACAATGGAATATAATCCAAACGTGTTGGATGATATTCCGGCACGACTTGCACAAGCCGAACGAGATAAACCACAAAATACGGTTATTTTATCGGTCGATATAAATGATATACGCACACAAGCCGAATTCCGAGGAATATCTTTTTCTGGATTTAAAAAAACCGAAGTCCGAAATCAGTTGATAAATTCCATGTTGAAAGGCAAGGTGGAACCCGCGTGTTATTGGTGCGCGGAACTCGTGTGCGCAGGGCACTTGAGTGATATTTGGGAAATAATTATTCATTATATGGCGAAACACATCCATTTAGGTAATCCAAAATTGGCTATTTATTTGGAAATGCGATACGAGGTTTTTCGAAATATTATGGGACAAGGCATTTACATATCCGAAATTGATGTTCGAAATGACGATAAAATACGCAAAATATTCTGTGAAATCATATGCACACTCACATTGTCTAGTAAAAAACCAAGCATCGAACCGATTAAAATTAACCGAGAGGAAGAATATGATATTACACAAATGTCGGAAAAACTCAAAGCCCCTTCTATGGATTACGCGCAACCTATTTTCCAACAAAAGGACCCTCGGGAATTATTCATATCATTGAATGAATTCGCATATTATTTAACAAAGGAAGGTTCGAATATGCTATCCGCATGTTATTGGGTCGAATGGATGATAGAATTCAATACTATTTGTAAAAAAAGAAAGGAACCCATCAGATGTGTTCGTCGCACACAATATAATGTGGAAACAACTTTCCAAACCGATGTAATTTGGCTAATTTGGGACGTGCTGTTAGACAATACCAGCAAACAGACAAGTAAACTTATTACCAAGACAATGAGTGCATTACTCCGATTATTTAGTATCAAATATACAACTGCTTCGTGTAAAAAGAGACGGTATCTACTATATTATGCGATTGGATTATTAACGGAACAAGTCTCGACAAATGTAGAGTTGGTATCGAATCGCGAACTATTGCAAACCGTTACGGGTAAAATTGATGAGATTTACAAACAGATTAAAAAAAATGAGGAGGCTCCTAAGACCGAGTATCTTTTTAATGGTCTGGATAAAAAACGTGCACTAGAAAAATCGATGAAACAGATGGAATTACTTGGACAAATCGATAGTTCGACACTTAGGTAACAAACAACAATTTATGACCCAATCTATGCAATCCGTAACAGAAAAATCGTTCATATGCATGTTCTATCATACCATCTCTTAAAAATACACTCTTTGTATCATATTTTATAGCATGAAATATGTTGCCCGATAATCGCTGTGTCTTGCCGTGTTGAATATAATGTTCGTATAACTTTTTCTGATGTAATGGAGTATTATCTATATGTTTCATGTTCGCATAATAATACCAATTCCAGTCAAATGTGTGAATATTATTCATTGAATTGTATATATTCGGTAAATTACACTTCATGAATAATTCTTCAATCAATGAAAATCTGACCCAAAACATCGTTCCTGATACATAGGCTTGTTTACAGACATTTGTCGTTTCATTGAAATGAAATTTAAGAAGCTGTTGTAGGTAAATTTGGTTCCGTGTAAAATCTACATGAGCATCAATACATCGCGCTTTTTTTGATGCGATAAGTCCTACATTCGAATTCTGTTCGAATTGCGTTAATCTGTCGCGTATGATTTTACTCGAACCCAATATAGGGTCCAGCAAATCAGTACGCGATTGATTATTCGTTTTGGTATGTATTTTAAGTAAATAGTCGTAAGAATATTTCTTCTTTTTGATATGTTCTAATATGTGGAAAAAACTTCCGATATCAAATCCATAGTTTTCAGACATAATAACCGTTTCAGTTGGATAATCATTTTTCAAGCGATTTAAGTCGCCCTTTGAAATCGTATCAACGACGTTGAAATAAATATCCAATATGTATGCATCATATTGAGCATACACTAAGTTGTCTATATATGTTTTCATTTTTTGAAAGATATGATAACTTCCAATGTGACATATGCAACATACCCGAGGGAGATATGTGTTGATTTTCTCATGTTTTTTATCAACTATTATTCGAATGTTCATATTGTAAACTGCTCTCTGATCCCATAATTTACTATAATGGAGATTATTTTGATATTTCATTTGCTCATCGCGATAGCCATCGTATACGTTCAGAACTGCTGTATTATTATAAACGATTTCATTCGAAGTTTCTTTGTGAAATAATTCTATATCCTTTATGCGGTGAATATTTTGCATTAAATAGTTTTCAAAATACAATTGTCCAAGAAGCCCCGGACCAGTTGGATAAAGTGCATTATGTCCATAGTAATAATTTTCAGCATTGTGAGTGATACCCTGAATACACGCGCGAAGAACCTTATTTCTAGGTTCGACCGCTATAAGCGCAGTATATAACCCGATTTGATTCGGCTCCCAGTATCCTTGACGGTCTATCACAAAATGTTCCTTCTCGCATAAATCCAATAATCTGAACCCGTTTATAGTATTATATTTTATATCTATGTATATTCCTCCATTTCTGTATAATACACAATAACGCCATAGGTCAGATTTATAAGAAGATGTCGCGAGTCGATCATATGCGTCTAATACATCCTTGTCATAATTTTTATCAATAAATTTTCGACATTTTTCTTCGTCGTATATTTCAAATTTGATTTCCGGATTATTCCTACACAATTTATCGAAACTTTCTTTCATCTTAGGCGGCAACTCGTGGGTATGCCATGTTGTGTAACATGTCTGAGGTATGATCGGACTAATCGTATCCGGTTGAATATATCTGACGCATTTTATTTCGTTCATGTCCTGTATGTATTTTTTGTAATCAAATAAGGTATCATTTAAATTGCTCTTGTTAGAATAAACGTCAACCACCTTATTCTCAATCTTGGGTATGATCTCACGTGTTTTATTAACTATCTTCGATTGGGCAACAGGTAAAATATGTAAGACTTCTTTATCCGAAAATTCATCGTCTGAGTCTGGGGCAACAATTTCATTGTCATAGTCGGGGGCAGCAATTTCATTGTCTGAGTCCGAATCATTGTCTATCTTATGTGGTTTATTCTCAAACATTTCGAATTGGGTAATTGATTCACGATTAGTAGTGAACGCATTCATATTCATAGATGAATCATGACGACCACTTACTCCTAGATTTGATTGTATTACAGGTGGGACTGGACGTCGTTTTGACCTCCGTGTATACTCTCGTTCTAATGTTTCATCGCTATATAAATAGCGTCCATTTGATGTGGGTAAGGGTTGACTATTTATCAATTTAAATCGATTCGTTTCAATTGGCTTTTTTGACGATGGCTTATCAACTGCTAAATTTCTATATTTATTGAATTGATACATATTTCCAGGTGTTTCCATTAGACGATTAATCGTATTCATACTATTTTTAGCATCGTCTAATTGAAATTGAATATCTAGCATATCATGCTCTACACGATAGCCTATATTTTTTGGATTATTATCATTTACACTATTATCTATATTTTTTAATTTATCACGATATTTATTTGTAAATAGCATTGATGTATAATATTTTAACACGATATTAAATATTATACTTTCACACCCATTGTGTATTTCACTTATCAAAAGAAGGAACCGAATGAACCACCTAAAACACCATTTGCGGCTTGAGGTCCATTGAATGAATCAAACCCAGAATTAGTAGCTTGTTGTGGTTCTGCATTATTTGAACTCACTACGGGTGACGGTGGGAAAATATTGCTTGTATCAGTTGTGTCGTAATAATCAGCTTGACTGTTTGTATGCGAAGACGCGACCTTACGTTTAGACTTTACATTCGAATCTTCAGAATGACCATTCCACAATTCAAGCACACGATCAACCAAAATATTTACTTTGATACCTAATTTCGTCTGAATACTTAAAACAACAACCAAAAACGTCAAAATTACATTTGTTAATGTGAGATTATCATATTTGAATCCACTATATGTGGGTATGTAACTGATTATACGATGGATAACAATAATACCACAAAACATGATGATAAGTTGGAGGAATATTTCAACCGCCACTTCTAAAGTTGATTTATCACTATCGGCTTCAGGGATAAAACGTTGAACAATTTTATTCAAAATAACAATTGGAATAACGCCTAAAGTAGCATATTGAACAACGTTTAATATCTCGGCTTTTCCTTCTTCGGTTGTTGAAAATACATGTGATAAGAACGGTTTTTTATGAATATCGCGGGCTTCTTGTAGAATATCCATTCTTTATATATAGTTTTATTTAGATTTTTTAATATCAAAAATGAGGTATGACAATGAATGTTTCAGATTTATTAACTTTAGTAGTAATGAACGACAAGTTTTAGTATAATTGCGTTTCGGATGATGCATATTTTTAGATATTGAATATATAATGAATTCAATCGCAGCCGCTAAAAGACGTCGTTCTGGACCCCCACTCGCTGCATCGTCAATGTTTAAACCGGGTGCACCTACACAGACTCCGAATCGCCCTTCACCCCAAGTTATAGCACCTTCTCCTATGAAAGAGGGGCAACCTCGTTTGGATACAAAGAAACCAATGCCTTTACAACAAGTAATCACTGTATTGGACAATCGCATATTGTATTTAGAAAATCATTTAGTAAATACAGCAAATGAGCAGTATCCTATTGTTAATACAAGTGAATTAAAAACTGTGGAGACGAACAGCATTAGCAAGGAGGAAGTCGAGGAAATGGTTGTAAATACAATCAAGAACCATATGGAGGAATTCGATAATAGATATGAGATATTGGCGAATGAAATTGTTAATATTAAACAGATTGTATTGCAGTTACAGTCGTATACACTTGATGTTAATAAAACACTATTGGGAGATAGAGATCAACTATTGGAAATTGTGAATCAATCCATTCGTGACGCACAAGCGCAGACCATTTCGGCAAATATAGCACAGGAAATGAAGGAATTAAAAGAAGCTGAAGCTGTGAAGGAATTGAAGGAGGCTGAAGCCGTGAAGGAATTGAAGGAGGCTGAAGCTGTGAAGGAGGCTGAAGCTGTGAAGGAGGCAGAAGCCGTGAAGGAGACTGAAGCTGTGAAAGAAGCTGAAGATGTGAAGGAGGCTGAAGCTGTGAAAGAAGCAGAAACTGTGGAGGAGGCAGAATCTGTGGAGGAGGCAGAGACAATACAAGAAGCACAAGGGGATAAAAAAAACGGGCGACGCAAGGGAAAGGGTAAGAACGTCATGCAAGTATCTTTAGACGATACCGCCGACCAAGAAACTTTAGAAATTAGTTCAAATTAATAATCCACCCATTCTATTACGTAAATAGGGTTTATAGTTGATAATATAATCTTATATATTATTAATTCGAATGTCTTCAATCGAAGAAAAATTAAAGTCTATGAAATCAAAATATTACAGTGAAAATGGAACCAATCGTCTTTTTAAAAATTCACAAAAACTAGCATGTGCAAAAGATATAACTATGCAACTTGAGATCGAGCCATTATTGAACAAAACAATATATATCGCAGAAAATACAAATCATATCCATGTCGATTATACAATATTCAAGTTATTCGCAAATCCATCCATCTATACAGCTATCATAGATCATATAGACAGATTGATCGTCGTATGTGTAACAAAATATAATTCATCTGAATTACATGTAAATCTGAATACATTTACAATTACAGCGGCTCACAGACACAGCCCACTCATTCGTGCATTATGTGAAAAGACGTTGCAAAAAGGTTCATTGTATCAAACGGAGTTGCATCATATTTATCTATACAACTACCCGTCCATTATACAAAATATTATCAAATTATTTTCGGGGTTTGTAGATGATAGCACACGCGAAAAGGTGATTCTGGTAAAACAACCATAGTAAATAGAACATAAAGCGATTATTCGTAAATATTTTACTCATGGAGATTCAGATTAACGAACCATCAAAATCGGATATATTCACTGGATTATTTCAACACATCAAATTGTTTGCGGATAATATCAACATAAATTTTGAAGCAGACCGCTTGTTCATACAGGCAATGGACTCCTCACATGTGTCCATTTTTGAAGTATATTTGCCCAAATCATGGTTTGATGTATACACAATGAATGGAGATGAAGATGATAGTGTTGTGATTGGTATTAATACGGGTATTTTATACAAGGTATTGCATTCGCGTGAAAAAAATCAACGCCTTACTATTAAATTAGAGGTTGCCGGAGACGATAAACTACAATTGCACATGAGTTCTGATAATAAAACCGTTTTCGATAAAAAGTTTGAAATCCCCCTCATGGATATTGATGCGGAGATGATGTCGATTCCCGAAATGGAATATCAGGCGGAATTCTCATTACCGTCCGTCACATTTGCTACATTAATCGACCAACTCAAACTATTTGGCGATAACCTACTTATAGAGTGTTCGGAAGAAAAAATCCAGCTATTCTCGGAGAGTTTGGACACGGGTAAAATGTCGGTCGATATTCCAATCGACGATCTGAACTCTTTTGCGATTGAAGAGAATGAGCAACTAAATTTATCATTTAGTTTGACTCATATGCATAATATTTGTCTATACAGTAAGCTAGCAAAGGACGTAGAAATTTGTTTAACTAAAAATTATCCGATACGTATGCAATATTTACTCGATGATGCCGATGCGAAAATTTTGTTTTATTTGGCGCCGAAAATTGACGAATAATTGCATAAATTCGTTAAAAGTCCTTCATTAATCAATCAAAACATACTATACTTGTTTTGATTGAATGGATACATTAGTCACCTTTTGCATTTTCATCGTCGTTTTATTTTTATATATTCATGTAATGAGTCAATTCAAAAAAAGCGAAGACATGGAAATATACGAGATGGATTATTCCACAAATAGTCACCTACAAGAAGTTTGTGATGTTCGCCAACCCGTGTTATTTAACGTGCAAACCATTATACCAGGGTTATTTAGTGATATCAATTCTCAGAATATCGCCAAATATAGTTCCCATGATGTGAAATTAAAGGATGCTAATGATTATTATGCCGGTGAGCAACCGGTCGATTCAATATCTCTTCCACTACACACCGCCTTTAATATATTAGAGAAAGATACAGACGGACGTTATTTTTCGGAAGACAATGAGGATTTTTTAGAGGAGTCAGGATTAATAAAACGTATTCAGGCAATGGATGAAGTATTACGCCCCAGTTTCACTATTAGCAGCAAATATGATGTCTTGTTTGGTTCATGCAATACAGCTACACCATTACGATACCACACCGATTATAGACAGTTTATTTGCGTAACGTCCGGTAAGATACGCGTTAAAATGACTCCGTGGAAGAGTAGTAAATATCTACATCCGTTCAAAGATTATGAACATTACGAATTCCGTTCATCGGTTCATCCAACTCAACCATCCGAGCGGTATTTATCGGATTTCGAAAAAACCATTTTTGTAGAATTTGACGTGCGAGAAGGTATGATGTTATACGTTCCGCCCTATTGGTGGTATTCTATTATCTATTTAGATGACCCATCTACATTTGTATGTAAAACAACATACAGTTCATTAATGAATTGCATTTCGAATTTACCCGATTTAGCTCTTTATGTATTGCAACAACAGAATATTACGAAAAAGGTTCCAAAGATACCGGATATTGTATCAGATACAAAAATAGATTCGACTTTGATTGAGAATGTTGATGAAAGCATTGCGGTAGAAAAACTTACACCCGATACGATGATACAACTACAAACCGAAAGTTTGGATAATAATAATACAACTACTGCGATTAATAGTATACCCACGTTGGAAGAGACCGTTGTTACAGAATCAATTCCTTCCGATAATATTCAATATTCCTTGTCGGCGATATAATCTATCCGCAATATATAAAAATGAATCTTTTGCATCGGTTTTTATTTTCGTCTGCTATACTTCTTGCGCTCGATTTCATCTATTTAAGTATGAATAAGAGCGCATTTGAAACACAAATTGTCCAAATCCAACGTGTTGTTATGAATGTGAAGATTTTACCGGCAATCATGTGCTATGCATTTTTGATTGTGGGACTAAATTATTTTATTTTACGAACACACCGACCTGTTTGGGAAGCATTTATGCTTGGGTTAATTATTTATGGCGTTTTTGATGCAACCAGTTATGCATTATTCAAGAAGTGGGATTGGAAATTGGCGGTGATGGATGGATTATGGGGAGGCGTGTTATTCGCTCTGACTACAGCGATTATATATTCATTTTAGTTCAGCGATTCCTTCTGTAAACGGTTTTATCCCATCAATACTATATGCAGCAAACCACATTTTTCTTTTATCATAATTTAAAGAATCCCGACTTATTACGTAAGATTGACCCCACATGTCGGTATACTAATGGTGATATCTTGGTTGAAGACTATAATGAACAAACCGGAGCTATTACATTGGGTAATGTGAAAGTAATTGGTGGTAAGTTGGTAACATTTAACCATTCGTTATATGAATTAATTGAAAAAATAAGTGATATGAAAACAGAATTAGCACTCGACGGTAAAGACCGATATGAAATAAGTAAGGTTATGGTGAATCAGCACACAATTGGATTAACTGAAGCTTATATTATTCATTAGTTCCTTGGAAATACAAATCATTACGATTGATTTGTATTTTATTCTAATGCCGCCGAATCCTTGTGTCGCTTCGTTCTTGCTAATATCTCATCTCGGATATATTTCTTATCAAATACAGTTGAGGTATTATATGTCTGTAAACACATATTACGCTTCAATTCTGTTACACGTTCCTTGTATTTATACAATTCATCTTCATCCTCGTAATTGTCCTCGTGGGGTGCACTCCCACATTCATATTTCATCAGTTCCGTGAACTCTTCTTTCATTGGGAAAAATACCTTGTTTATAGCATGCTCTAGATTCGTTCCTGTCTTCTCGAAACCATCCATGTGTTTCACAAACTCGGCTTCTCCATAAAACTGTCTTTGTCCATTCTTTTTCTTCTCCTTCACATATAAAATGCCGTTCTTGATGTCCGTTGTTTGAATGAACTTCTCATTCTGAGGCTTTTCATCCAAGCATTTGTTCATGATATTGTATACACTTGCTGCTAAATCAACCTGGTTTGTAGCAACTCGTCTGAAATTTTCCTTGAAGAACTCGATACTCCTCGCAACGAAACGGTCGGTGAACTCATGAATCGATTCGGCATCCTTGCATGTATGTGTTAAATAGAAATTTAAGGTGTTGTTCTGAATGTTCGTGGTGTTGCCCACAACCCCTTGTTTTTGAATGATACTTTCGTGGTAATTCTCTAACAATGTCTTGAACATGGTTTTCAATTCGAGATGTTCACTTTGATAATACAATTTCATTTCCATGTTATTATTAACCAACTTGTCGATAATGACGTCACGCGTATCAACTTCTACAAATGTGTTTTCTACAGGACTTGTTTGATGAGCAGAGCATGTCGTTTTGTGATTGCATAATGAAGACATATGTTTGTATATTTTCCCACATTTACAAGCAAATTGGCTTACTATATTTGCGCTATTTGCGTTAGGTGAAGTTAGGCGTTTATGCTTTGCTGTTGCTAAATGTCGATTGTAGTCACAATTCTTGCAGCATACAAAGGCGCATATTTCACAGATGTATTTTTTGGCGTTTTTTGGCGTTTTGCTCATTTGGCGTTTTTCCTATGATATCCTAATAGAAAAAACGCCTAAACCCTTTTACACATAACTATTCTATCGATTACATGAAAAGTAGATGCAGCCAAATGAGTTTATGTGTTTCTAAAAACACTGCATTATCATAACAATCCAATTTTACCCAAAATTAGATATTGTGAGAGAGGTGCCAAGTATCCTATTTGGAACTTTTTAAAAAGTTCCATTGGTAGAAACTTTCAACTCTTTATATATGGTATTTTATCAAATGTGGGAATATAAAGTTCCCATGGTTCACATCTGAATAAGTAATATTTGAATGAATATATTTCAAATATTATTACAACAATTCCTGTTTATTTTTCACAAGCAGCACGATTAAGTTTTTCAGATCTTCAATCATAATATCTCGCGGGTCAACATCAACCGGGGGAGGGATATTTGCCTTGACGTTGCATTTCTGTTTGTGTTTCCACAACCCGGAACATGTTTTTAAGATTTTTGCACAATGAATGCATTTATATGTGTCTATATCAATTCTATCGATTTCCCGTAAGTGTTTTGCGGTCAATAAATGTTTTTTATAGTCATATTGTCTACTACATTTATAGTTGCATTTTTCGCAATAAAATTTACCCATCACTTTACATTCATTTGGTATAACAATCCTTATTTTACGGACTGGATGCGGTTCAATACTATTCAATGTAGCCTTATACTGTTCAAAGTATTCCTGTTCCTTCTTTTTTGCAGAATTAAGTCCATCGCAATCGTGAAATGCGATAATACTCATAGTCCAATTATCCCATCCATTATTCTCGCGTATAACATTATAAAGTTTACATTTAGCCTTTATACAACCTTGTTTATGAGCATATTTGCGTTGAACGAAGTTTGTAGTATGTCCAATATACAAATCAGTATTGGATGCGTCTTTACAAAAAATCTTGTAAAAAATAGTATTGGAATAATCAATTTCAGCCATCCGAATAATACAGTTATATTATGTATAACCGTATTATTCTAAGTAGTTTTCTTACGAAATAATCATTTTCAGTATTTCTCCTAAATCTTAGAGAAACAATATTGTTGGGTCATCATCCATTTTTCATTATTTTTAAAATGGTGCCCTTTATTTATAATAGTGTATTTGGATTTGGTAAGTTGTTTCATAATAGACAACCAAGGGCGTTTTATTTTTCCAGGTTCACCAACCGCTTTCAAGTTGTTAAAAGAAAACCATTTTCGTATTTCAGGTATGAGTTTCATTAATTGTGTTTGAATTTCTGTATTATGGTCTAATTCATACAATGTGTATGAATTTTTATTTTCCAGGTCTAATATATGAATAATTTTATCAGTAATATCATCTTGTTCTTTTTGATATAATTCACTTTTTAATCGCATAGGCTATATAAGTTACATAAAATATGTTTAAGTCGATTCGATTTATGTAAAAGAATTGTCCAATTATATTCGAGGCATCTCAAATAGTTCATTTGGATTAGACATACCAAATAAATGTCCGAAAACGCCGATAGAACTGTATTTTTCGGGAAGAGGAGGTTGTATTTTAGGAAGCGTTTCAATTACATTCCGTGCATCAATTGGTTCATTTGGTAAAGGTGTTTGAAATCCTTCTAGGTCCGAGGAAGTAGCAGGAGCAGGAGCAGGAGCAGAAGCCTTTGACTTCGTATCATTCATACTCTCGACAGTAAGACCTTCTACTAAATCATCCACATAATACTGACCAAGTAATAACGATATAACTAAAGTAAGTAGTAAACATACAACCGAACCAATCCTTTTATTTGAAATATTGTTTAGCATGTGACCCTATATGTAATAATTATATATAAAAAGACTTGAAAGCATTTAAAAAGGTTCAACTATAGTAACTCATACAGAGAAGTATAATGTCTACCGATAGCGTTACACAAAGAATGACCGGAATGGTCAAATGGTTCAACAATAAGTCCGGATTTGGATTCGTCACCGTTTGTGGTGCGGGTGAGTTCGGTGGAAAGGATATTTTCGTTCACTATTCATCGATTCGTGTGACGAACTCCCAATACAAGTATCTTGTCCAGGGTGAATACGTGGATTTCCAGCTCGTTCGTTCCGAGAACGACAAGCATGAGTATCATGCAACTGATATTACTGGAGTATCTGACGGACCAATCCTATGCGAGACCCGTCGTCAAGCTCTTGCTGCCCAGACCGAGAGGAATGGGTCAAACGACAGAAGTGGAAATAGGAATAAGAACGCCCAGTCAAATGAGAGACCCGCGTCTCCATCTGAGTCTCCCGTTGCCGAGACTGCATAATTTAGAATATACAAAATGGAATATTACAAATAAATAGGTATTTTACATGGGATTTTATCCAATTCCATGTAAACTAATAATTTCATTTTTCAATGTTCAAACCAAATTTCAATTTATCAACTAATTTTCCGATAAAGTTCGTAACAAAATCTTCCTTTGTGGGGTCAAACACTTTATCACCGTTTTTCTTATTTTCGTCGTATACATCCCTTATAGTGGACATAACCTCGTTTCTCGAATTAAAAAGTGCTTGAACGACAAGTATAGGTAACATATCCTTCATATTGGCATTACCCATAATTGTGCTTTCAATAGAATTTAGTGTGGAATTTAATACGGAATCGCTGTGTTTTAGCATATAAACATAGGATGCATTGACCATTTTCTTAGATAGAAGGTCAGTTGTCTTATCTAGTTTTTTGGTCGCCATATCTATTAGAGTTTTACTATAACCATCATGTAACTGAATAGCAGTTTGTTCGATTTCACCTGCGTCTATCGACTCGCGACCAAGTAATGCATTTTTGGCGTCACTTGCCGTATCATCCACTGCAGTTGCGCCCATACCGATCGCATTTTTTGCTGCTCGAGCGCCATCTGCCGCGCGTGAAGCCGCATCTGACGCTTTCGAACCGACCGCTCGCACACCACTAGCTATCGCATTAAAAGGATTTCCGAGTCCACCCTTGAGTGTCTTATTCTTTCGTATACGCTTCTTCGTTTTTCTTTTTCGACGTGTTGATCTCGCACTTTTACGACCACCAAGTTGGGCATTCGGAAACCATTCACTATAAGGTGGATCATATAATTTTTTCACAAATTTGTTACCGAATTTAGTTGCCGTATCGCCTTCTGTATAGGTGAGTTCCATAAATTTCCGTATATAACCGGTTACCTGTCCAATTATGACTGCATTTTTGGTTAATAATGCGTATAACAAAATGGGTCCATTTGTGGAATTACGTAATGCCATATTTACATTTTGAAGAATCATAGCTTGAAGTTTGTTTATAGTAGATGGCTCATTTAACACCGAGGTCATTTTGGTCTGTATTGCTTCGGCTAGCGGATTAGTTTGGTCATACTGAATAAGTGTGTCGCATACATCTTTTACAAATAATTCACTAATTTTATCGTATATTGTATTCAAATCACGATTCGTTAGAGTTTGTTTTTGCGACATTGTAGTTATAATATTCATAGAAATTATATTCAATTGGGATAAAATTGAATCGTAAGCGAAATTAGATGGGTATGTAAAATGTCTATCATATTAAATCGTGAAAAGCGGGGGAAAACAAAAAAGAACAAGGGTTATTTATCGTCGAAGGAAAAGCAGCAATTATGGGACATATTTGATAGCGACGCGCCATCCGAATTACCCGTAAATACAGATTTGGAATGTGTTTACGAGAAACCAGCGGACGAATACGTGAATGATATGACGTGTAAATTATGTAAATCGCAGATTATGATAATGGACGACGGATTTCCGACATGTACAAATAACCAATGTGGTATTTTATACAAGGATACTCTCGATTATTCACCGGAATGGAGATTTTACGGTGCGGATGATAAAAACTCGTCTGATCCGACACGTTGTGGAAACCCGATAAACCCTCTACTTCAAGAATCATCATTTGGGTGCAAAATATTATGCAATCAGAATGCGTCCTATGAAATGAAACGTATTCGAAAATGGACAGAATGGCAAGCTATGCCGCATCGTGAAAAGTCTTTATATGACGAGTTCCAGTTCATCACGGTTATGGCTAAAAATTCGGGTATACCCAGGATATTTATAGATGATGCGATGGCTATTCACAAGGATATATCGAGTCAGAAGATGTTCCGAGGAATGAATCGTGACGGGATTAAGGCGGCGTCAATTTATATTTCGTGTAGATTGAACGATTGTCCTCGAACATCCCACGAGATTGCTGATATATTCAAGTTGGACAAAACGAGTGCGACGAATGGTTGTTCCATGGCGGTGAATATATTATCGAATTTGGATCGTAATGGTTCAGCGATAAACGCAACTTCCGATGACTTATGTGCTACCACACCGAGTTCGTTCATTGAGCGTTATTGCAGCAAATTGAATATGAACACAGAGTTAACAATGTTGGCTAAATTCATAGCTACTAAAATAGAAACAAGTGGATACATCAAGGACAACACACCCCAATCGGTTGCCGCGGGTATAATTTATTTCATAGCACAATCATGTAATTTGTCGATATCCAAACTGAATGTGAAACAAGTATGTAATGTGAGTGAAGTGACGATTAATAAATGTTGTAAAAAGATGGATTCACTTCAGGATAAACTGATTCCCATATGTATTTTAGCAAAATATGGGAACGCATAAATTGCGTATAGTGTTGAATATATTTATAGGATGAAAATATATAACGTGTGGCGAAAGTAAATGGACAAAACGAATTCGCACATTGTATGTAAATCCCATCCAAAGATTATTTTTATAATTCCATACCGCGATCGTGAACAACAATTGATATTTTTCCAACGCCATATCAAATATATATTAGAAGATATGGACAAAGATGAATATGAGGTATTAGTGATTCATCAAAAAGATGAACGGGCGTTTAATTGTGGAGCTATGAAAAACATAGGATTTTTAATTGTTCGCGAAAAATATCCCGATCATTATAAAAATATAACATTGGTCTTCAACGATGTGGACACAATGCCTTTCAGTAAAAATTTCATTCCATATGAGACGGAGACCGGACGAGTAAAACATTTTTACGGATTTAAACACACATTAGGTGGGATTGTATCAATAACTGGACAAGATTTCGAGAAAATCAATGGGTTTCCTAATTTTTGGGCGTGGGGATACGAAGACAATATGTTAAACGACAGGGTAAAACAAGCGAGGATGATAGTAGATAGATCAACATTTTACCCGTTCGCGGACAAAAATATATTACATTTTTACGACGGTTATTTAAAACAGGTAAATAAGCAAGAATTCGACCGTTATGAGCATGGAACCCGAGAAGGAGTGCATTCACTCTTCAAAATAAAATATAATGTAAATAATGATACAGGAATTATCGATGTAACATCATTTGAAACGGGGACAGATGAAAATAAACGTTTAACACACACACACGACCTACATAAAGGAACGCGTCCATTTAACGGACGGTCAAATCGCGGTGGATCCAAAATGAACTTCTTTTTGTAACGGAAACGTATAAGTGTTCTATGGAGATACCTCAACAATTTTGTAAGTAATCCCGACTCGGTCGTGTGATTCCCATATTCCGGAGATTTTAATAATAAATGTCGGCGCTGAAACATGCGAATGTTTACCCATCTCCGTATAAACGCGTATTTGTTTAGTAGAAATCTGTTTACTAAAGGATAATTCCATATGTTTTTCGCAATGATTAAACTTTTTATACTGTGCTAATAATTTACGTTCGAGCAAGCAGAAATCTCGCAACAATATAGAATTTGGAGGGGAAGCATTTTGAATGCTGCGAATATGATTCGCATATTCGGCTTTTCCATTTGCGCGCTTGTCTATCATAATCGGAAATAACAGGTAAAGACCATTCATTGTAAAGTTTTCGCGTGAAAATAGAATTTTTGTAAATTCGCCATCCATAACAGTGTTTTGTTTGGAGTATAAAAAACGAATATCATCGTTCAAATGAATATCACCATGTTCATCACCGGTAGTTCTTAAATCGTTAATATGTAAATACAAGTTCATCTATATATTAATACAACTAAATGTTTATACCTATTTCCAGTGTAAACAGTTACGCCATAAATTTCTTAACTATACCGATTATTTTTTCACGAGATTCTTTGGTTTGGGGTATTTTCTTTTGTTTTGGGGTCCCATCCGCTGGAATAGCTTCCTTTTGTTTTTTCTCGAAATCGTTTATTTGATTGTCGATTGAATTGGAAATAGCATTAAGACTATTGTTATCCTCTTCGGAATTATTTTGCTGTTCCTGAGCAGTTACTACATTATCAATGCTTTCTCCTGCTTGTCGAATCACATCTGATGATTGTTCATATCCACGGCTAGATTCTAATGCAATACCGTCTTGCATTTGTTTGACCATGGTTGGGGTCATATCGTCTTCAATTGCTTCTAATTCATCTGATTTCTCTTGGTCAACTAAACCCTCCCTTTTATCTATAAAAAGGAAATGTAAGAACAATGACGCGAAAAATAGAAATAAAATGAACAACAATAATGGTTTTAGATGTGTGATGTTCATTAATATTATTTATATAATAATACTATATAATGTCGTCGAATAGTCTAAATAAGTCATCCAATATATCGTGGAAAGGGAAGACATTTGGTCAGATAACAACCTCAATACAGAAAAACAAGAATTCAGGTGCAACAATGCAACAATCATTGTTGTTTCTACCTCCACCATTAAAAATATATCGCCGTGAAATAAATACGGCAGCTCTTGCTGTTAATTCTACAAGACATTCCTCATCGATTGACGAAATTAATAGACCAGGAGGGTATTTAGTCGTTTCGCATGCAGACGAATGTGATTGCAGTGGAAACGTCAATGTATTGGATAATCTTATCCCAAATAACAAAACGGAAACGGGTGAATGTTGCAATCCCAATGCGATGTTAGACCCAGCCACTGTAGCAAGACGACGTATGCGAAGTTCGGGTGTTATCCGAAAGCCGGTATCGACGGCTGCATCTTCAGCGCCCTATTGCACCACATCACAGGAGTATATGAATACTCGCGGTAAAACATTTGAGCAAAATCAATTCCATTATTTTAAATCGGGCAATCCTTTGGTTAAACCGGGTGCACCAGGAAGCCAAGACAATAAATACGCTGCGAATATCGATAGTTCATTATATTGTCCAGGAAATCCCAATTACTATGTGGAATCGCAATTCAAACCCGCAAATTATAAGTATTCCCAAGACGGTGGCGTATCTTCAAGTGCACGCACATCTAGATTAAATTACAATACCATAACGACAAATGGTGGTCTTTATACCAAGGCATTTGGTTCTGAAGTAGGAAATGCATTGTCCTATGGTGCATCTAGTGATGCATATACAATTAAGAACAAGATTGGTTTTCCGGCACCATGTGATACTAAATGTGTGACCAAGTAATATTTCATTTCAAAATAATAATAATATAAACTTATTTTGAAACTTATACTGCCGCATGTTGATGAACCGTTTCCTCCTGTAAAATGGCTTTAAAGTGTTCAGTCATCAACTCTTTGTATGAAGTAAAAACTGAGTCATGTGTCCCTTGATTTGCGAGTTCACTCAGACCATCTAAGAAACTTGTTTTGATTGTCCAACCAAGGTCTTTGATTTTCTGATTACTAATATAATAACGCTGGTCGTTGAATGGTCTGTCTGCGATATACGTGACCCAATCATCATATTTATCCGTATGTTTTATCATTTTGATTAATATTTGCGCGACCTGGGTTACCGAATACTCCATATTCTCATCACATCCAATATTATATATTTCGCCAATAACACCACGTTCTAATATTCGTTCGAATGCAGAGACGGTATCGCTCACATGTAAAAATGCACGGACAGCCGAACCATCGCCTTGAATGGTTACAGGTAAATCCGATTTTAATTGTTCAATGAAACGAGGAATCAACTTTTCGGGATACTGATTTGGTCCATATACATTGTTACCTCGAGTAATAATAATGGGCATTTTATAAGAATGGTTGTATGATTGTGCGATCAACTCTGCACCAGCTTTTGTTGCTGCATATGGATTGGTAGGACATAACACAGAATGTTCCGTTTTATGTTGTTCGTCCACCAAATTCATGGACTCGCCATATACTTCGTCTGTTGATACATGGACAAATTTTTCGATATTACCATATTTGCGACAAGCTTCAAGAAGGACATGTGTTCCAAGGATGTTATCCTGTGTGTATTGAATGCTATCTTCAAAAGAGTTTTGAACATGCGATTGTGCAGCAAAATGCATAACATGGGTAACCTTATATCTGGAAAGAATGTGGGATACGCCATCCATATTGGTTAGATTTATTTTTACCAGTTTATAAGTAGGATCTTCACGAATTGATGAATCCACATTTTCTTCCGATGCACAATAATACATAGCATCTAGATTAATCAACATATCCGGTTTGTTTTTGGGGAAATAATGGTTAATGAAATGACTTCCAATAAAACCGCACCCACCGGTAACAAGTAATACAGTAGGTGTGTCTGTTTTGTTACTTGTTTCGATGGAACGTTTATATCCAGTAAGACAATCGCGAACCGCATCTTTAATATGTCGGACATCTGGAAACAACGTTTCTAATCGAGATGTATCCAAAAAATTATTCGATCGGTCTGCATCCAAGATTTTACGTTGTTCGTCTTGTGTGAAATTATCCCATGTGAATTGTGGGTCGATAATATCACGATACATTTCCAGTATTTCATTGTGAGTAATGAGTCCAGGATTGGTGAGATTCATCGTCCCAGTTAAGTTTATCTGCATCATTTTTAATACATATGATAACAGTTCCGGTAAAACGGTCATGGAATTTGGAACAGAACACACCTTTGCATAGGTTGATATTTTGGTGATGAAGTTTCGAGGGTGTTTTTCCCCATTAATGGGCATACGAATGCGTAAATTCAAAACGTCTTTATTATACATATGAATCAGACGGTCGGTAAATCCCTTTACGATTGAATAAGATGAACCAAAAAAATTGGGTTTTGCGGATTCGTCGAATCCATTATCTTCTTTACCAAAAGCGTGCTCGTCGTCATATGAGAAAATGCAACCAGTTCCAAGATAAGTAAAATGAATCTGTTTAGACCTGCATAATTCAGCCAAACACATGGGTGAAAACAAATTGTCGCGAATATTTTCGACCAATTTGGTAGGTTGTTCTAAATAGTCAATTGTGCTGTAATGTTTATCACCAATAGTCCCATGTGTTCGACCAATAAACGAAATGATATGTGTTGGTGCACACTCTGTAATTTCGCACTGTAGATCATCGTAGTTATCCACGCGCGATTTACCTTCTGTGAAATGTATACCATTTTCAACTAGAATAGTGATAAATTGATTACCGATCCATCCACGTGAACCATACACTAAAACCTTCATTGTATTATAGTATAATACACAATAAAATACTATAATACAAACTAACAGTTAGTTGCTTCAATAAATACATTGGGTGTAACCATATTATTTGAAATAACATTGTATTTATCACACCACTGCACACATTTCTGCACATTCTTTTTGACCAGACCATCAATCTTGTCGTTTTTATGATGAATTTCGAGGAGGGAGAGTGTATAATGAATATTCTCGATTTGTTGTTGTCCGAAAATAGCATTGTATTCCTCGATTTTCATTGTAAATAGTAGAGAAAGGGGAGTATTTAGAAAACGTGAAACCGCATATCCAGTCGTATCTGTTAACAGTCGGGTGAATGTCGCGTGCAAATACGGATATATTTGTTCAAGAGGAATATCGAGAAACCCTTTGCATACGATATACTTCTCTGAATTCGCGTAACGACTTGTTTGTGGCTTCGTAATATAGACCTTTTCGTAACATGATGAAAGGAGAGCAAGCATATCAATTGTCGGCTGTGTAAAACAATCAAACACCTTCAGAATAAAACTTCCACCTTGGCGTTGCATAACTAATGCATAAATGATTTGCCCGAATATTAATTTCACAATGTGATTCTCTTGGTTATTGAAATCACCCGAAAAGTCAAACCCCCCATCGCCAGTGATGATATGCATAGAACGACCATATTTGTTTTTACAGTATTCCAAGTTATCTAATTTCAATATATCACCTGTTCCGTCGGCTCCATTTTCGATAATCACGTTTTTATTATCTCGTAAAAATTGTTGGCTTTTTTTCCAAGCGGGGATGTTTGTATCGTGAATATCGTCCAAAATGGTCATTCCGATATATGTATCTTGTTTACTATTTCGCAAATGAACAAGTGCCTCGATAAATCCACCTGGACCTTCCGCCAAATGGAAACTCTGTAACCCTTGTTTATTGGTAATCGTGGTGCGCAAAGACTCCAATATGCGAAAAAAATTCATTGTTTCTATCATTTTGAAATAAGAACGAGACAAAGGCTTTCGCTTTGCGACACTTTTCTTCTTGTTGGGAACACATGTATGTATATATTCATATGGATTGGTGAATCGCTTGTAAATATCCCAATTTTGTTCGTTTCCATTAATACGCGGTTTAATATCGTTTAAATAAAATGAAAGGGAACCGGACACTACGTTGTGTGATTCGGTTGTTCCTGTGTGTGCGCATAACAAGTATGTATATAAATCGGGAGTATTACGGGGTAATTGAAAATGAATCATATAATAATTACGGGGAGTAGATATATGTTACACAGATGCTATGTTTACACCCTTGAACATTTAAGTTCGCACAACTTTATGTCGTTTTGAAAATAAATATTATAAGGTGTAAAATCAATAGTTGTGCTTACCGCTTTACTTCGGCTTTAACAACGATGGTCTTACTT